ATGCGGCGTTATCGTTTTGAGGCCGGTTGGCAGAGTGGTTATGCAGCGGATTGCAAATCCGTGTACGCCGGTTCGATTCCGACATCGGCCTCCAGTATCAAAGCCCCGCAGGCTCTAGCCTCCGGGGCTTTTTTACGTCTGCCGGAAATGACCGCGTCCCAAAACTTTTGGGGTCGCGTCCCAAAACTTCTGTTATTTGGAAGGCTTCACGATGGCGCCGACCCGGCGATAAACCCGCTCGGTGATCTGCTCTTTCGTGTGGCCCAGCAGCATGCTGGCGTCGGTCAGGTCTAGGATTTCGCTGGCCGCCTTGGGGCGGATGTCGCGGAATTGGAACTGGCGGATACGAACCGCTAGCTCAGCATCGCCCATCTCATCTGCCGTTAGGGCTGCTGCGTTTCTAGCATCATCCCAACGGTTGCGCAGCATGGCTCTGGACACCCGCAGGCCCCGCCTGTTGAGGATCAGAAACGAGGAGGGGTGCTCCGCATTGCCCGCCGCGATCCGCTCGAGCAGGATACCAAGAGAGTTCGGCTTGCCATCTGACTGGGTCTGGATGCGCAGACGCTTGCTGGTTTTGCCCTGGCTGACAAGCAGGTGGCCATCGACAACGTCGTCGCGGCGCATGCTGAGCACGTCGGCCGGGCGCTGACCCGTCAGGTACGCCAGATCCATTGCATCGCGCAGTTCATGGCAGGCCTCTTTGTAAACAGCTGCCCACACGGCATCGTTTGCGTAATAGTCGCGGATCTTCTCTTTGTTCTTGCGCACACCTTGGCAGGGGTTCGCCTGTTCGCACAGCCCCCATTCACGCGCGATGTTGAAGACATGCGAGAGAAGAGCGATTTCTCGGTTAGCCCGCGTCTTTGCCGAGCGGGCGTCCCTGTATTGGGCAATCATCGCCGGGGTAATTGCCTCAATGGGCGCTTCATCGAAAACGGGCCGCAGCTTCCTGAGCTCTGCGGCGTTGTCCTGCTGGGTGCGTGGCGATTTGCCTGGAATGATGTCGCGCTCGTATCGGTCGAATATAGCCTTCATCAGCTTCAGGTCGCCCGGCGCTTCGCGAGCCTCCAGTTCCGCCCAGCGCAGTCGGGCCTTGTTCAGATCGCCGCCCAGCGAAATGTCCTTCCCATCCGGCCCGCGATAAAAATAGCTGACCCAGACTTTCCCGTTCTTGCGCAATCGAGAGCGGCGATACATGTTGATGGGAAGGTTGCGGTTCTCTGGCTTACGCGGGCGCATATCAGCTCACTTTGGAAAAATCGGGGGTCCATACCTGTTTAGGGTGGGGGCTCAGCAGTAGGCGCGCCAAGCTGTTGTCTGGCGTACTGCCGCCCTACGAGCGGGCGTCTTCCGCGGCTTTCGATGTAATGCCAGCCGTGGCTGTTGAGCCAACGGCGTTGCCATGCTCGCGCTTGGTAGCCGGTGATCATCGCCAGCTCTTCGTCGGAAAGAATTTCGCTTTCCATGGGCAAATCTCCTCCCTCCCGCATTCGGGTGGGCAACAGTGGGGTGATGGTTGTAACTGCGGGCTCGCTGCAGCTACCCTTGCTCAACTGCGGACAATAGGGCCGCAACAACGAAGGGATATCGAAGTGACCGCTACCGCTGAAATGCTTTTCAACATTCAAAAGTTTCAGGTGTTATCGCTATACGTCAGCGATTCTCAACGCAATGTGACCGACGCATATGCGTACGCATGGGATGCAGGTGTGTATCCGATTGCCAGCGATGCAGCCGCCTGGCACAAACCCTTCGGCGAGTGCTTCGAGGTAGGCGAGGAACAGATGTCTGAGCTAGCAACGTTTCTCGACGAACGCTGGACCTCCAAATCTCCAATCAGCTTCTACGAGCTGGAGGATCACTATGGCATCAGCGGTAGCGCTCGGCCGGGGGCAGATTGGGAGCGAGGGACGCTAGTTGCTGCGTGCCGTTACCTCAAGCTTGAAGGCTGGTTCGACGACGAGTTCTGGGCAGGCGTGGTGGGCCACTCAGATTGCCCTTCTGAATCTCACTGCGTACGCAGGGAGTTCCGTCCGAGCGACATATATTTCCTATAGCGGGTCGCAAGGCAGGGGTGGTGGCTCACGATTGATGGTGGCGTGAGTCAGAACAGACTGAACGTGACGCCTATCGGGACGCTTTCCGGTGCTGGCCGGGGCGGCGGCATCTGCCGCGCTACGCGCTTGGCCTCCGGTACCGCTGAACCGACGCGCAGCGCGGGCGGAATCGGCCGCGGATTGAATGACGCGGCCAGCGCCGGGCCGTTGTCGAAGTCCTGCCAGGCGTCGATCAGATCCCAGCGGCCCTCGAAGTATGAAGGCCGCTCGATGGCGTAGCCGCCGGTGGCAAACCGGACCCGTATCAGTCCGGTACCGGCTGGCCGCTGCTCGATCGGCGTCCACGGCGGTCCGTCGATCGGTGCGGGCTCCGCGGGCGTTTCCTCGGTCATGGCCAGGAACAGGCGCTGCGACTCGTTGCCGACGGCGATCAGCTGGCCGTGGACGGTCAGGGTGCCGTAGTCGTTGCGCCCGCAGGCCTTGCACACCTGGTACTCGAACACGATGCCGGCTTTCGTATCGACCGACTTGGCGTCTTTGGGGGAGCCGCCGCATTTACATTCCATTGGCCGGTACCACGCGCTCGAACTCGACGACCCAAACCCAAGGGTTCGCGTCCCAATTGCCGCCAGTGGTCAGCCAGAGGTCGCGGAATGCCGCCTCGGGGTACTTGTGGCAGGCGCCGCCCTCGTCGGTAGCCGACCACATGCGGTTGTGACGGTGGATGCCCTCGGCCGCGGCCTGCTCGTAGGTAATGTCCTGCAAGCGCTCGACCCGCACCGCGGTGATTTCGAGCTGGATCCGCGAAGCCCAGCGGGGCATATGGATGCTTGGCCGCCAGGTTCCTTCGTATTGCATGTCGTCGGTGTCCGGCTTCCAGTAGGCCTTGTCGGGAATCTGGCGAAGCCCGTAATCGCCGACAGGGCAGGAGGCTCTGTAGATCCGCGCCGCATTGCGCTCGTCGCCGCGCACCATGTTGTCGTTCCAGTCGATACCGACACCATCCTCATTGCCCAGCAGGGCGAACGTTTCGCGCACCCATAGCCGATCGCCAGGCTGGCCGAAGGGGCTGACGCCGTGCTCGCCAAGCTCCAGCGCACAGGCTTCCTCGGTTTCGCCGAACACGCAGTAGCCATATCGCGGGTGGCGCTGCCCGATAGCGCTCCAGCGCATGCCGGCGACGGTGGCCGAGGGATCTAGCGTAGGGATCTGGCCGCCCTTGACGAGGCGCCTTGTCACCGTCTTGCGGCCGTCGAGAATCGCGCGAACCATGGCGCCGTTGAACAGTATCGGGCGTTCCTTTTTTGCGGACATAGGGTCTCCATGCCGCCGGCTGACCGGCGGTGCTATGTGATATTGCGCCCCAATCCAATTTGAAGAGGCGTACCGGGGTGGCGTCCGAGGCGGCAATGGGGTATTGGTTTGCGCCGGCATCTGGCCGGCCTTGAGGATGGGAAAAATGAGTGACGTAGCGCGAATCAGGCTTTACTTCGGAATCTGTCTTACCTTGCTAATAATCGCAGCCATCGCACCTCTCGCTTCGGTCTGGTGGTTTGATGTCTTCAAGCCAGCAGATGAGTCTTTAGGCGACTGGTTCTCGCGAAGTGGTGCGATCACAACGATTTTCTCGTTACTGGTCACTTCGGTGAGCAGCGAAGCTCTGAGGGGGCTCGTGATTCCAGGAACGATGCCTGACCTGGACAAGATCGGGCTGTATAACGAGTTTGAGCCGCGTTTTTCCTGGTGTGAAAAGTTGGCGCTTGTGATGACGATTCTAGGTACCTTTGTATGGGGCTATGGATCGATGATGCTCTGAGTTACGCAGCGTCCATCGCCTGCTCAGCCTCGATCCGATCAATAGCCTGGCTAACTTCCCGCCTTTCGGCATGGGGGGGTTGGCCAGATGCGCTCGGTCCAAAGCTAACCAGCAGGTAGGCCGTCATTTTCAAGGTTACGGTGCAAGCGCAATGGCATAATTGCGGCTTTCATGACCTAGGAGTGCCGAAGCATGCAGATTGACTTAAACGAACCGGGTGCCCTGACGCTTCAGTCGGTGAAGCAGTTGATAGCTTCGGTTGGAGACTCTACTCACACTCAACTCCGCGTCAGAGACGATGGAGTTGCCTATATCTCGAACACAGCAATTGGAAACATTGATACCGATGGGTTGGCGTTTAGACTCGAAACTTGGTGCGCAGGGAACGATTACGTCGGCTTACGTGCCGCTAGTGATGCCGATTGGGTAAACAGGATTTATACGGTTCTTCAAGAGAACTGGCCTAAGCCGTCATGCAGCTTCATCGACATCTACTAACTAATCCTATGCTGCAGGCTCGATGATGACATTGACCGGCTCCCAGCCGGACTCGCACAGCCCGTAGGCGCTTGAGCACGCAGTGCCGTCAAGTGCTTCGGTTATGAAGTCGAATTGCCGGCCGCCGCGTGCGGTCTGCGCCCAATCGATCATGCGATCGATGCCATGGGTCTGATGGGTGATCCGGTCGGTCTTCCTGACCGTCGGATCATTCACCGCTGCGAAGAACGTCGCCGCGCCGCGCTTGCTAGCGAGGCTCACCAAGCGTTCCCACTCTCGCACCCGAGCTACCTGGTCAGGCCAGCGCAGCGCGATTTCGCGTAGTTCGTCTTTGGACGCGTTGACGCATGGCATGCAGCCCACCCGGCCGCAGCCTTGAAGGTAGAGCGGGTTCGGCTTGATGCCGGCTAGGCGGTGCGCCTCGAACACGTCCGAGACATTCCAGCGCAGAATGGGGCGGTAGTTAAAAAGCCCGCCACCCACTTCATCGACTGCCTTCACACACGCGCCTGTTCCCTGAAGCCGCTTGCGGCGTGCGCCGCTTTCGTCCAGCCGCACGCCTTGCCAAGAAAGTAGCATGCTCTCGCCGTCCATCAGCGGCATGAAGACCTCGGTGATGATCGGGTCGCGCTTGAGCTCGTCGGTGCAGAACTGCGCACGTCGCGATGGGAAGCGTCCTTTCCAAAGGCACAGGTCAAGGTATGGACTGCCGGTCGGGTGTAGCACCTCGAGAGCGGCCAGCACGGTGGTTTCGGGCACGCCCTGTTCGCGCCACTTCGTCTCAACAAACTGCCGCTTGCGGCCAATCTGCTCGGAAAAGTCGGCGCGCACCCAGCGGATCGGCACGCCCGTGGCTTCGGCCAGGTAATGCAGGTAGTCGTAGGTTTCGGGATGCTCATGGCCGGTGTCAGCGAACACTGCATGCAGGTTCGGAACTTCAAGCGCCTGCGCTAGTAGCAGCAACGCTGTTGAGTCTTTGCCGCCGCTGACGCTGACGACGTTGTGCTCTGTCATGCAGTGCTCCGTTAGGCGTCGCCGGGAGTACCCTAGGCGCTGCCTTCGATCGTTGTGGTGAGAGTTACGCCGCGATGGGCCGATGTAGCTATGCGCCCAGCCGATGGGTAGTCAGCTGGCGGCTTTGTTCGAAGTGAGGTATTTGTATCCACCCTGTTGAGTGAGGTAGTTGAGATGAAGGACAGTCACGACAATCAGCGAGAAGTCGCGGCACAAATAGCGCTACGAGCTGGCGCTCTTGCCGAATGTGAGATGCATGGGGAGGTGTTGGATAACGATTCCCGTGAGGAGGCTAATAAGCTCGGAAATATGCTGTTCGACACGGAGTTCCGCGGTGTATTTAGATCCCGTAGAGAGATGACGGACCTGATAAAGGACGTTATTGATGATGCCGGTTGGGAGTGCGGTGCTTGCGACCGCAACCTCAACGACTGACCTCAATAACGGCACGTCCAGTTGGTACTTGTGATGTAGGGCGCGACAGCCGCTACGTCGAGGCGCGCTTGAGCTGATCGGTCAGCTGGGTGGGCAGGTTGCGGATGGTCAGCATGTCGCGCGCCTGGTCGAACTCGACTTTCGAGCCCAGCAGATGCGACTCAAAGCTGATCGACAACCCATCGGTCCGGCCGGTGAAGCGGCGGAACTGGTTGAGGGTGCGCTTATCCGCCGGAATCTCTGGCGACAAACCGTAGTCCTTGTTGCGGACGTGGTCGTAGAAGGCCTTGGGCCGCTCTTCGTCGAGCAGGCCGGACAGCTCCTCAAGCGTGATCGCCTCGCCTATCTTGGCCTGAGCGGTGGCGTAGTCGACCAGCGTCGCCGTCTTCATGCGGGCCTGGTCTTCCGCCAGATCTTCGCTTTCCACGTAGTCGCTGAAGGCCTTGAGCAGGGTGCGCGTCTCGCCCGGGCCGTCGATGCCTTCCTGGCAGCCGATAAAGTCGCGGAAGTACTCCGAGACTTTCCGGCCCTGCTTGCCTTTGAGGTAGGACACGTACTGGCGGGACTTTTCGTTGTTGCGCCACTCGCTGAGGTTGATGCGCGCCGCCAGGTGCAGCTGGCTGAAATCCAGATGCTTGGTGGGCGCGACGTCCAGCGCTTCGCCAACGGTTACGCCATCGCTGTGGTGCAGCATGGCGATGGCCATGTAGTCCGTCATGCCTTGCTGATAGTGAGCAAACAGCACGTGGCCGCCGGTGGAGAGGTTGGATTCTTCCATCAACTTCTGCAGGTGCTCGACGGCTAGGCGACTGAACCCGGCGAAGTTACAGGCGCCGTCCAGGTACTCGCCCAGCCAGCGGCTAAACGGGTACGCGCCCGACTCTGGGTGGAAGAAGCCCCAGCCCTTGCCGGGTTTGGCGTTATAGCTCTCGTTGAGATCGGCCATCAGATTCTCGATGGCCTCCGATGCGCTTAGTTCGCTATCGCGAACGTGAAGCACGGCTGGCGTGCCGTCGGGTTTCTTGTCGATCTGGTGAATGATGCTTTGGCAGATAGGCATGGCGCGGCCTTCGATGGTTGTGTCGGTAAGGGAAGGTGAGCTGGGGGGCTGATCAGTCGTACAGGCCGTACGAAAATTTGTCTTCGCCGCAATCGATAACCAGTTGCGCAGCCCCGAAATACAGGCCCGCCACCAGGCGTTCCCATTGGTTTCGAATGCTGAAGCTCTTGCCGATCGGCTTGCCCTCCAACTGGGCGGCATAAACCTTGCCGACTGGATTGCCATGCTCATCTTTATTCGAGCCATCACGCGACCAGCTGACATGGATGGCATTGTCGAGCTGGTAATCCGAACGCTCACTGCGTGAAAGGTAGCTACTGCCGTGGTGCGACGATTCCGGCTCCTTATCGAAGAAGATATGCATGCCGCCATACTCGCTTTCGCGGAAGCGAACCTCGGGATGCTCCCAGCGTTCCTCTGTAGCGCTTTCTTTGTGGTCGTCGATGAATGCCTCAATGAGGCCTCGCAGCGATACGACCGCTGGAATAGCGTTCTCCTTCAGCGCCTCTTCCATCGCCTCATTGGCGCGCCGCAGCATGTCGCCTTCGATGCCGCTGGATAGCCATTGCTCGCGCATCGAGTTGGCTATCAGCGCGTTATAGCGGGTCAGCTCGAACGTGTCGCTGATGTTGCCTGGCATGGCGGCCTTGATAGCCTCATGCACCTGCTTGCCCATGTCGCCATAGCTGCGGAAGGCGTCTTTGATTAGGTCTTTGAACATGGTTTCGACTGATGCGTCGATGATTTCGCGGGGACGATCGCTTGCTGCGAACTCCGAAACGCGCTCACACAAAAGCGCCTGCAGTGTTTGCTGGGTCATATTGGCTTTTCCTAAACAGTTTCGTGACAGGAGGCTGTGACGGGGGGTTACGGTGTTCTGATTTGGTCGGCGTACACAGCTGGAGTCTGCTGGCTCAGCCGGTGGGCGCCATGAATCAAGCGGGTGATGAAGTCTTGCGGCTCGTCGATCCCGGCCTGCTCCATCATTTCCACCAGTTTGGCGTCGGTGCCCTTGAAGAGGTCCAGCTTGATCGAGCGGGAGAGAAGGCGAGCCAGGCGCTGCTCTTCTGCAAGGCGGTCGCGCTCGCGCTTATCGCGCTGGCGATCGGCGGCGGACTTGGCTGTCATGCGCGGCACCGGCCGTCGTCGCGCAGCTCGATGCCGAACTTCGCGGCGATCTGCTCGACCATGATGGAGTTGAGCTTGCTGCCTTGGCCTTTCAGGGCCTTGTATATCTCGTACGAGGTTCGGCGGATGGGGCCAAGCTCCGTCTGGATGACGGCGAGGTCGGCGATGGTCTTGGCCAGCTCAGCCTGGCGGTGCTCGTATTCGCGCCGCGCCTTGTTTTGGCGGCTGATACTGGTATTCCAGCAGGACACCTTCTGCGGGGCGCATTCGGTATGACCGAGGCGAGTGATCTTTCCGCCGCTAGCGAGGAAAGCGCCGACCTGAATGACCAGGGCGCGACGGTCCGTCTCCCGACCAGGTGGAGTCGGAAGGTTGAGTGTGGTGAGGTGATGCATGGTGAGTCTCCGTCAGGGCGCCCTGGGTGGACGCCGAATCGGGTGGCGGGGTTAGGCGGCAATGCGCTGTTCGAGGCTGCCGATGTGGGCAATCAGGGTGGTGCAGATGCGGGCAAAGTCCGAGGCGCGGTAGAGCACCGCAGCGCGATCGCGGCCGACCGACTCGATGCCGATGCTGCGCAAGAAGTCAGCCGTCAGCGAGAAGCCGAGGCGGGCGTTGACGTCGCCCAGCTTGATGCGCTGGCCATCGTCGACCGGTTGAGCGGGGGCATCCGAAGCTGTTGGCAGAAGGCTGATTGCTTCCGACACTGGCGCAACGGATGCGACGTCGCTGACCGGCTCGGCTGCTGCCGGTTGTGCCTGAGGTGGCTCGACGACTTTTGCGGCCTGTTCCGCAGCGGCCCGATCGGCTTGCTCCTTCTGCTCCTGCTCCAGCCGCTGGCGTTCTTCCTCGCGGATTCGCTCGCGCTCAGCTTCGGCGCGCGCCTCGGCCTTGGTCTGCTCGGCGGCTTCGTGCTCTGCAATACGCCCCTTCACGATGGCGGTCAGCGCTTCGTTGTCCTTCAGAACCAGCTGCTGCGCATCGGTGAACAGATACGCATGGTTCGCGGCGAGCTCGCGCAGGCTGGCTAGGTTCGTTTCGATGGCCTCGGCGGTGGCGTTGGCTTCGATCTTCACCCGGGCGAGCTCGGTGTCGGCGGCGTCCTGCAGGGTAGCGATGGTGCGCTTGCCCTTCATTACGCCGGCAAAGTCCGCGCGTATCAGTGGCAGCTGCACCTTGCCCAGGCGCTTGTTGATGGCGGCGATGTGCGCAGCGAATGCGGTCTCGGCGCTGTTCTTGATCTCCAGCCGGCGCGTTTCCTTCATGGCCTTGACTAGCTTGTCCAGCTCGAGCCGCGTGCGGCGGGCCTCGGCGGTGATATCGTCGAGCGTGCTGAACAGCCTGTCGATGCTCTCGGTCTGGCTGAGGGCGTGCTGCTTGGCGGCCTTCAGCTTGTCCTCGACCTCGCCGCACCACTTCACAGCTTGTTCCGCGTCGGCGAAGTCCTGGTCCGTCACTAGCTCGCGGTTGATTGAGCCAATGACGTCCAGCGCGTGGGCCTTGAAGGCGTCCAGGTTGCTGTTGGTGACCATGCCAGTGACTTCGATGCGCAGCGCTGGCAGGGTTTCCGGCGTGCGGCCAACGGCCTTGGGCGCGGCTGGCGCTTCCGGCTCGAATGTCGCCAAGTCTTCCTCGAACTGTTTCCAGCCAGCCAGGATCTGTTCGATACGGCCCGGTACCGGCCGATACTCGAGGTGGTGGCAATTCTCTTCGGTACCGTCCGAGCAAACGAAGATCACGCGCTGGGCGCCGCTGACATACAGCTGCTGCTCCAGCTGGACCCAATAGTGGGCTTCCAGCTCGCCGGCGGCGATCTGCTGGATCAGGGACTGGTTGAGCGCCTTGTGCTCGAACAGGGTGTCGCCGAGCATGGTCATGCCGTCCATGCTTGCCAGCAGGTTGCCGAGCGTGCCAACCACCGGATACAGGTCTTCTCCGATCATCCGCTCCACGATTGGTCGGGCCATGGCTTCAGTAGCGTGGCCGTTGTCGAACAGGCGCTGAGTGGCGGCATCGACCTCGGGCGCCAAGCCCGTCTTCTTCTGCTGAAGCAGATCAGAGCGGCTTTGGTACTTGGAAACGCCAAGCATGGCCGGCGCTTCCGAGGCGGTGAAGTGCTCCGCGCGCAGGGCGTGCCACTCTGGCGAACCCTGCTGTACGTCGTGAATGATCATGCTCATGCGTCAGATACCTCAAGGTCGCGGATGGCTTGTTTTTGCTCTTCGGTCAGTGCGACCTTAGAAGCGGACATTTTGATGATGCGTTCGGCGGTGGTTTTGCCGCCCTCGATCAGGTCTTTCCAGTCGGCCAGCTTCGTGGCGAACTCGGTGTCGTCGTAACTGGGGAGGGCGGTAGCGCCGGCCGCTGGCGTCGGCTTAACGACGTCCGCGGCGCCCATGTCCAGAACGCCTGGTTTGGAATCTTCCAGTTCGTCAGGGCTGTACACGCCAAGGATCACGTCGGGGCAATACAGGCGGGACCAGCGCTTGGTGGCGAGATACGCCAGTTGCTGGCGCGGATCGTCCGCCCAAAGCGTGCTGTTGCGGGTACGGGCCTGGGCAAGCAGCAGCTCCAGGACGCGGGGCTCTTCTTCGCCGCGGAAGGTGGCCCAGACTCGAACGCCCAAGCCTTCCTCGTCGGCCAGCTTCCATCCGGGCTGGCGATACTCGCCCTTGTCGCCGGTCTTGATGACGAACTTGCCGACCACCTTGGTCCAGTCGCCGAACCACTCGTAGTGGAGGCGATCCTTTACCGGCGCGCAGCTGGTGATTACCGCGTTGACCAGCTGCGCTTCGTAGCCGAGCACGCCGTTCACCAGGTGCGTTTTCTGCGCCACGGCAAACGGGTTCATCTGCCACTGCATAGCTTGCATGATCACGGCGAGGCAATCGGCAGGGTTGCTGTTGAAGTGCTTGGGCAACGTGGCGCGGCCCGTGGCCATCACATCGGCCAGCTTCATCATTTTGTTCAGGCTGTTGCCATCGAGGACGAGCGCACTCGTACTGGTCGCCGCGTGCGGCAGGGTGTTGAGCGGCGTTTCGTGCGTAACTTCCGTCATTGCAGTCATAGAAAGCTCCAGGCGCACAGCCTCACGGGCTGGCGCTTCGGTCAGTTGGGTACGGTCAGGAAAAGGTGTGTTCGATGATCAGCCGACCGGCGATCGCCAGGCTGAAGAGGCTCATCGCGGCGAAGCCGCAGCAAAGCAGAAGGGCTCGTTCGGTCATCCAGTGATCTCCCCAGCAAGTGCGCTCAGGTAGATCCAGCCGGTGAACACGGCCAAGGCGAGCGCAAAACCGCGCCAGAAGGCGTAGCGCTTGGCGCGCTGATAGCGAGTCATACGCCCCCCAGCAGGCCAACATGGACCAGGTAGGCGAGGAAGGGGGTCACGACGAACAGTAGGCCGGCGGCCCCTGCGACTTCCTTCAGAGCGTGCATGGCTGCAGCTCCCGGTTGCGATGTGAGAAAGCGTTGTGACGCAGATCAGTGAGCCGGTCGTACGCGGGGTACCGGATGACGCCAAACACCAGCGCCGCAGTGATCATCCCGTCCGCAAAGCGGTCCCGGTACAGCAGGGCGTCGAAGTTCTCCGCCTCACGAATGGCGTGAAGCTGAAACGCGATCCGGGCAAACCCGCATTCGGTTGGGTTGCCGCTGGTCCTGGCCCGCATGTCTTGAGCGAGGCGGTTCGCGACGCGCACCGCCTTGGCCTTGCGTAGCGACTCCTGAAGCCGCTTTTCAATGGTGCGCTCTGCCGTTGGGCTCAGATACTTGGCCGCAGCCCCGTAGCTGCCCGCATTCGCACGGTCGCGATTGCGCGCCGTATATACCTGTTCTGGATTGCTCATCGCATTTCCCTCGCTGTTGGCGCCAATCAGGCAGCCGCCTCTTTCATTGCAGGACCAATGCTATGAGGTGGAGGGGAAGCGGCTGTCTCGATGGGCGCTTGTGTTGATGTGCGGCTCGTTGAGCTTGAAGAGGCCAGCCCGCGCAAGGCGAGCCGGCTTCTTTTCATCGGAGGCCCGCTTCTGGCGTCGGCCGCCGATGTGAATCGGATGTCGCTACGCTTACCACGCCGTCGTTTCCCGATTGGCGCAGCTTGCTTCGCGGGTTCCACAAAGATCTGAGGTTGATACGGCTCCGTTCAGGGAGGCTCCTGCCTATACCCGGGCTAACTACCTTTCCCACTTTGTGGTGCGTTGCGTAACTTGTTAAAGAGCGTTCGAGGGACCAGTAGGGCTCTCTCGAATCTGCGCAAAGCGCAGAACACGGGTGCATTATGCGCAGAACCAAATCTGCGTCAAGCGCAGAATTACAGAAAATAAAAAACCCGCTCATTGGCGGGCTGGGTGGCGCAATGAATGTCACTCGAGCGGCACGTACCACACCAGGTGCACGCTTCCATCCGGCCTGGCGTTGAGTTTCACGCCTTCGGCGTCGCGGATTTCGTCGAGCAACCTATCCCAGTCATCCGGTTGATCGCTTGGCTCGCGATGGATGACGGCTTGATGTTCATAGCGTGCGCGGGGCGTGCTGATAAGGCTCTGCACCCGAAGAGCGAGTGATCGATACGTGTCGGGGGAGTGGCTTTGCTGTTCCATGAAGGTTGGCCCTGAATTTGTACATACATACAGTATCGGCAGCCAATTCCGTCACTCAAGACTTAATCCTTTTTGCCCGTGTGGTTATGTCAACTTTCCACGCAGGACTTCCGAACCATGCCACGGTCTGCTGCGTCTACGCTGATACAGATCATTGCGAGGGGAGCGAAACCATGTGTGGTGGCGTAGAGGCTCGCGATGCCGAGCGGTCATTCAAGGTTTATTTTCCCAGCCCCAAGGCCGCGTTCCCTGTGATGCTAGAAGGCGGAGAAGCGCTTGGCTGGGTGAAATGGGGCAAGAGAAAGGAGGAGGCAGGCAGCGGCCCGCAAGGCGGCTGGGCGCGCCTGGAGACGGTCGAGCCGGGAGGTTGGGACAAGTACCGCCCGCAGCGTGCGTTTGGGTTGATAGACCGCTATATGGAGAAGGACGCCAGCCGGAAGTCGCACTGGTTCGATATGCAGCCTGGCTATGGCTTGGACTGTCTGGTGCTGGGCGAGGGTGAGCATCGACGCGTCTATGTCGTAACCAGCACGCCGCCCGAAGCCTATGCCTGGATCCATGATCGCTGGCCCATGGTGCGGAACGTAGAGACTGATTAGTCTGCCCGCCATAAGCGCAGCGACGAAATCGGAAACGCCGTCGGTGCTGCTTCTCAACAGGTCGAGACGGCTTTTCACTCACTGAGCTGTATCCCGCCTAACTTCCTGGCTAGCCCCGTCTGGCAGGCTTTTCACAGCGGCGCCGGTGGTAGGTTGATCCCAGCGAAGCTGGTATATCAGGTTGGGGAGGGCATCGCGATGCCGTCAGGGCTGATCCTAGAAGTTCCCAATCACCATAGGCCAACTGCAAAAAGTCCAGCAAACGCAGCCCTTTAAGGGGCTGATTTGAAAACAACTTTCTTAGCCGGCCGGAAACACTGTGTTATCAGGGGCCAAATCCAACCGTAGGCTCGGGCCGCGAAGTTCGCCCGATTCCGTATAGGCTCTTAGTGTGATTTTCCCAGGCTCCGTGAGGACGAGCGGAGAGAAAACGAAGTTAAAGGATAATTTCTGCCGGAGCTGGTGCTGATTGATGTCAGTGTCAGGCGCTGGAGGTGTCGCCTGAGTTAGTTCGTCTTCCGAAACGGAAACTTCCGCTAGCGTCGAGTCGTTGTGAAGCACGACAAAGCGCATCTCTTTAAACGGGTTTTCTGCGGGTGTAGATATGGCAACGTGAAGGCACAGCTTTGGGAGCGTGACCGGCATGGTTTCAACCATAAGCGATCCGGTATAGATGCCCATTAGAGAAAATTTGCCTCCGACCTCATGTCGGATGTCGTCGCAATACGTAGCAGTAATGTATCTAGTCATTTGAAGTGCCAATTTCGGTGCCTTCCGCTAGGGCTGCGATCATGCTTACGTCTACGCGGAGTGCTTTCGAAAGTTTGATCGCTGTGCCTATCATCATTGCTTCTGGTCGGTTTTCGATACGGGCTATGTGCGACTGGCTGGTCCCGAGTTCCTTTGCAAGTTGCGTTTGAGAAATTCCTCTATTCATCCGCAACGAGCGTAAAGTTATGCGCCCTTTATTAATCTCTTTACCTAACGACTTCGTGGCATCTGCAAGCAAATCCCCAAAGCCATCGACTTCCTTAGTCAGAAGCTCGGCAAAGTCGGAGATTCCAACTAAGCCTGTGTTATTCGCGTTTAAGTTTTCGGCCGTCTTGAACATGTAGGTTACAGGCTGCACGAAATGTGTTGTCGGCCGAGCCTGTATAGCAGTACTGCTGAAGAAAAATTCTTTATTCGCAATACTCAAAGTATTCTCTGAGTATTCTTTGCGTATCAGGGTGGCTTGTAACATAGCAATGATCTCGATGTACTATTCCGAGTACATAATATGCTTGCTCTCGCATTGCATATCCGTAAATAACTCTATAGCGAAGTAAAGATCTTTTGGAGTCGATAACCTTAAGTCGCCAGAGATTTCTTCCTTTTCTGTAGTGCTCCCACCAATGTTTGACATTGAAATCATGTTCAGTTTCAGGGAACACATCCTCAAAATCATGGATGGTCAGTGCATCTAGCAGCGATGGGTCGCCTTGAATTTCTTGCAACACGGCGACGATCATTGCCGCTGCTGGCCCGTCTGTAGTGGCTAGCCGCCTGAGATCGGCCTGCGCGCCAGGCGCAAGACTAAGCGTGAACATTATACCTTCCGAGGTATAGAAGCAAATTTGATATCACCGTTTGGCTGGACTGCGCCGCGGCTTGCATCTCCATGTCGCGCTACCTCTGTTTTGATCAAGCGGTGCTGTTGCGGAGCGCCACACCGCCGCTCAGGCCTCTTCCAGCTCGCTCCGCAATATCTGCAGGTCGAGCGGTGCTTCGATCGCGATCTGAGCGCGACTGCCCTCAATGCCTTTTACCGTCACGGTGATGCCGTCCAGCAGAAGCTGAGCTAACAGGTCGTCAGCGTTTGTGCCCGGCTGAACGCGCAGCGTGATCTTTTCGCCTTCGCGGCGGGTGAGTACTAGATTGCTCATGGTTTCGCTTCCTTGCGTTTGATTTCAGGACTTAGTGAAAGAAAAGCCTTTCACATTTTGAGCGTCGATGTGCAACTCTCCGTTTCGCACGCCTACAGTCACAGAGATGCCTTGCTTCATCGCCTCGGTGAACGCTGCGATGTCGGGCTCGCCCTTTAACGTCACTGTGATGTCCTGCCCCTCAGCCAGGACGAGCGGGATCTTCTTGCGATCAGGCTTTATGAGAAAAAGTACGCAGGTGAAGCACAGTGCTGCATAGCAGACCAGGTTGAAGGCGCTCAGCAAAAACTGAAACACGTCGCGGCGTGTCATGGGTTCCAAGCTTGTTCGAAACTCGAAAATTTCGCGTGCAGACGTCCAAACGATCGCGCCCGCCAAGACTCCCATCCCAAAGATAAACGCCTTGGCCAGGATCTTCACGGTTACCGGTTTGGCGCGCTGCAGGTGGGCTAAGAGCCAAGCGCGAAAGTTTGCCCGGCGGACATCGCCGGCCGAACCATACGTCCAGGCCGCTCCGGCGACAGCTACTATTGCTGGTATGGCTTCCCAGATCATTACTGTTCCCAGGCCGTTCCGATTCAGTCGTCCATCTCTAGGGTTCGGTACTCGCCGCTGTCGTGGTCGTAGACTTCAACCTCAACCGATGAGCCATAGCTGGACATCGACTCGACATCCGCGGACAGGTACTCCCCAGAATCGTGATCGTAGAATTCGATGGTTTCGCCAGGCCTGACCAGATTGCCGCTCTCAATCTCGACGGAGGCGCCGGACTCTGAGTCATAGCCATCCCAAGCTAGCGCCGAAAAAGGTAGCAAGCCTGCCAGTACCGCTGCGGTGATCTTCATGACACGCCTCCCTGCGCCCATCGCGCCTTGTTACAGCTTTACCTTCGCTTCCTTAACGACGCCAATCAGTCGGCAGCTGCCGTCGATTGGGATCATCCGGTACGAGGAATTTAAGGGTTTCAAGTAAAGCTGGCCCGCGTCGCTGACCAGCCTTTTGAAAGTTGCGGTGTTCTCATTGTCCAGCTTGGCGACGACGAGATCGCCAGGTGACGGCGTCAGGCCGGTGTCGACCAGAATGAGGTGCCCCTCGGGAATGCTAGGAGGCGTGGGCGAGGTCATAGAGTCACCGCTGACCCGCAGCCAGAACGCTGGACCGCGTGCCTGGTAGTCGGTGAGCTCGAAGGTGTCTTCCGCGCCGGGCTCGTAAGGCTGAACGGCTTCGACCCAGCCGCCGGCCTCGACGGCGCTGACGACCGGATATCGGTACAGGCGGTCTGGCTGAGGAGCCATCCCAACGTTGGTCGCCTCGGCGACGCCTTCAGCGAGTGACAGTCCAAGCGCCTCCATTAGCTTCCCAAGTAGCTCGCGACTAGCGCCTTGCTTGCCTCTTTCCAGGCGCGACAAGTTCCCAGTGTCCGTTCCGACCTGGAGCGCGAGGACTTCGAGGGTTAAGCCTTTGGCCTTCCTCGCTTTGCGAATCGTATTCCCTATATCCATGGGGAGAATCGTCCGGATTTTCTGCGTCTCGCGCAAAGCGCACTGCGCAGATTTTGGTTGCGGTAAATCTGCGCATTGCGCAGACTCAGCAGTCATTGCAAGAGCGCATAAGGACAACGAATGTCTCCCCTGAAAAAAGCCCGGACCGAAAAGGGTTGGCGCCTCGCTGACGTGACAGCGCGGCTAGCTGCGCTTGGCGATTCCACCGACACGGGAAACCTTTCTCGAGTTGAGCGAGGAAAGCAGCGCGCATCAGCCCAGCTAGCGGAAAACCTCTGCAAGGTCTTCGAAGGGAGGCTCACGGAGATCCATGTGCTCTATCCGGAGCGCTTCCAATCGGAAGACAGCAGTGCCGCCGGCAGCCAGCCGATCCACAACGACCTTCGAGCGCCGCGCAAGCCAGCCGACCGCCGGGGCCGGCGCGACACCGATCTATCCACCCAAGAAGCCAAAGAGCTGCTGGAGAGCGCCGAGAAGATCGCCGGCACGCTGCAGCGGATCGCCAATGATTGAGGAATTGTCATGACACCTCGCGAAAAAGAGATTGCCTTGGAAGCAGCAGGGCGGAGCAGCGAGCCGCTCGAGCATGCACGAAAGATGGTTGAAGCCGAGGCGTTTCTAAGCGGCGACACGCCGCCGTTTGTTGTCTGGACGAAAACACTCGGTAACGCAACGTTTGCGCGGCGCGATGGCATGAGCCACGCAGAAAAGGCCGCGTGGCATGAAGCGCAAGCGGCCGTAGAGCGTGAGCGGGCCGAGCACTCAAAGGCTTTTATTGAGCAGGGTCGTCAAGGTGATCTCTGAGCTGATCCCAGACGCCATATCTGGTCGCCCAGCCCTTAGCGGCCGATCGCGCGTCGTCCGGCAGCTGGAAGTCGTGAATCTCTCGCGTCAGCGCAAACATCAACTGTTCACGGGACAAGCCCCGCACGTACTCGATCGTCCAGCTGTACTTCTGAAGTACCAGGTACTGAGCGGCCTCGAGATCGTTCAGTGGCGCCCAAGGACTCCCAAGCCGAGCCCTAGTGTCCCTGCAGAGCGCCTCGAATTTGAGGCGCCCGATACCAATTCTAACGGCTTGTGCCCCCTGGGCATGGTCGCCTCTAAGGGTCCCTGCCGCTTCTACCTCGGCGCTTGCCTGTTGGAGCAGTTCGCCAAGCAACCATTCGTAACTCTTTTCCATATGTCGGGCCTCCGTGGCCGTCGTTGTGTGTGGAAGCAAAACGATATCACGGGGCGCCCGGCGCCCATTCTGTAGCGCTTCATCTTCATATCCATCACCAGGAGCAAACAGCCATGACCCAAACGAAGCTTTACGAAGACCGCCGCCGCCGGGCACCCGGCACGCACCTGATCAGAGAGATCAAGGTGCGCGTCTGTACCGAAGACCATGAGGAGCTGATCCAGGCGTCACGCCTGGCCCACGCGGAGAACCTGACGGGCTACGCGCGCGATTGCATGTTCATCGGACATCGCTTGCAGCAGGGCGGCCAGCAGGAACAGATCCTGGCTGGGCTGTTGCTGCAGCAGCAGGCGCACCTGCTGGCGGCCTTGTTCCGTGGCGAGCCGATCAGCCAGGAAGAGCTGAGCGGGCTGCTTTTCGATCTGGCCAAGCAGTCGCTGCACAGCAGTGTGGGCGATGCCAAATCAGCCTAAAAGGCCCTGAAAGGGGCAAGGGGAGGGGAATGCCAATGTTTAGCAATGAGGTATGCACGGCCGCCATCGGCCGGCTGAACCAGGCGGAGCAAGGCGCACTACGGCAGGAGGCGGTACGCCGTGCCTGTTCGATCAACGAGGCGATGTTGCAGGTGGCGTTAGAGAACCTGCAGCAGCAGCTCTATGCACTGCCCATCGCCGGGCGGCGTCTGCGGCTGGTTAAAGGATAACAGCGCCTCCCTTCGGGGGCGCCTTTTCAGGCCCTAAAAGGGCCTGTCGTGAGGTTTCAACATGGCTGGTGACTGGATCAAGTTCGAACTGATCACCCTCGACAAGCCGGAGGTCTGCCAGATCGCCGACGCTGCAGACATCGACTGCGATGCAGTGGTGGGCAAGCTGTTGCGCGTATGGGGTTGGTTCGACCAACAGACAGCAGATGGTAACGCTCCGAGCGTTAGCAAGCGGTTACTCGATCGCATGGTGGGCGTTACCGGATTCTGCGAACACATGAAATTGGTCGGTTGGATGGTGGAGGCCGATGGCGTGATAAGCCTGCCCAATTTCGACCGTCACAACGGCAAGACCGCGAAGAATCGGCTTCTCACGGCTAAGCGGGTCGCAGCACACAAGGCCGCTAACGGTAAAGGTAACGCCAATGGTAACGCTGCGAACGTTAGCGATGCGTTACCTAAAGAAGATGTAGAGAAGAGTAAAGAGCAACACAACACACAACGCGCGGAAGGTGATTTCGCGGTCGACCCAAACGCTCCGATCGAGATGACGCTGAACTGGGTACCAGACCCCGACCTGCTGAAAAATTACGCCCTGCGCATGGCGATGCCTGTCGACCTGTTCACCCATGACGCCATCGGCGCATTCGTGTGCCACTACGCCGCCAGCGGCCGAGTCGAGACGCAAGCCGCCTGGGTGAGCCTGCTGACGAAGTGGATCAAGCGGGATGCGGCACAAGCGACCGGCAAGGTCACGCCGTTGCGTCGTGGCTCTGGGCCCGAAGCCAACTTCGATGACACCGGTTGGTTGGAGGGCAAGCAATGAATTCCGTCCAGAACGTCTCGGCCCGTATCGTTCGTGCTGGCCCAGCCGCCATTCCGTCTCTGCCTGTGCCTGCTGCCGCCGACATCGTCGCTGCCCTGAGCGCCACCGAGAAAGCGGCGGTCGAGGAGCTGATCAACCGGCTGTTCCGCGAGATACGCAATGCCCGGCCGGCGTGGCGCCAGGCGTGGCCGAACAAGGAGGCGCTGGACTCTGCGAAGGTCACTTGGGTGAAAGCCATGATCGAGGGTGGCGTGCGCGACTGGGATGCGCAGGTCGAGCTTGGCCTACGCCGTCTCCGGGCCGAGCCGAGTGACTTCGTGCCAGCGCCGGGCAAGTTCGTCGAGTGGTGCAGCCCGACGCCTGAGTCGCTGGGCCTGCAGACGGCCGAGCGGGCTTACGACGAGGCCTGTCGCAACGCGCATCCCTCCTGCCGCAGCTCGGCGACCTGGTCGCACCCGGTGACCTATCACGCGGCGATCGATGTTGGCCTGGATGTGCTGATGCAGCTGCCGGGCGCAGAGAGCTGGAAGTTGTTCGTCCGTAGCTATGCGGTGATGACGCGCCGTGCCATGGCCGGCGAGGCGTTGGGGATGGCGACACCGCTCGGCATCGGCCACGACAGCCAGAAGCCCGAAGCAATGCTGGCGGAAGAGCAAAGCCTGCAGTTCGCCCTACGTGTGCGCGAGGCACAGGGGATCCCGCAAAGCGGCGAGGAAGCTCGCCAGGCGCTGCTGGCGAAGTTCGCACCCCACCGGGCGCGGTTGAACAAGACGGCAGGAGGTCCCCATGGCTGACCAACTCGCACCGCGCCGCAAGCGCAAGGAGCGTCGGCACATCCTGTTCCGCGTAGAGCGCGCTGTTGTCGAGAGCACCGGTGAATTGGTCGGTGCGCTGGTACCGCGCTTCGCCACGGATCGCCGATTGATGCGTGACCGTGGTTACCGGATGGGTGATGACCTGCGTGCCGAGCTAAGCAAGCCGCGGCACCTGGGCCAGCACCGCAAGGCGCACCTACTTGGGGGCCTGGTAGTGGCTCAGCTGGAAGGCTTCGAGGGCCTCGACCAGCACGCCGCAATCAAGCGCCTGCAGCGCGAGTCGGGCGTCTGCTGTGAGGTGGAGCAGATCGATGCCGCTCCGGTGGTCACCGCGATACTGGCTGCAGCGGAGACGCTGCTGGGCGAGGTTGCGACGCGGATGCTCAAGACCGTGCTGCCTGAAATCAAGCAGATCGACGTACTGGTACCGCAGAGCTTGGCGTTCGATCGGATGGAGCAGGGCGAGTTTGAGTTGTTCTTCGCAGGGATCTGCCAGCACCTGGCTGAGCGCTACTGGCCCGATTGTGACCAGGAGCAGATCGAGCAGATGGCCGAGCTGATGGATCGGGAGCGTGTGGCATGAAGATCGCCAGCAAGAAAGTTCGCGACAGTGCGCGCGGCAAGGACTGCACCGTCCGGATGCCAGGCATCTGCAGCTTCGATCCCGCCACGACCGTGCTTGCGCATATCCCGTGCGGGCAGAAGGGCGTCGGCATGAAGGGCTTCGACACCGTAGCGGTATACGCCTGCAGTCGCTGCCATGACGTGATCGACGGCCGAGCTAAGGGGGAGGTGGACTGGCAGGACATTCCGCGTGCTATCGCAGAAACACATGAGTCCCTAGTAGGGGACGGGCTTTTGGTGGTGAAAGGAGCAGTGGCATGAAGTGGGCGCAGAAGAAAAACCGGGATGGCGATCCGATCAAGGACTGCTGGGTTACGGATGCCGGTTACACCGTGGCGATCTGCCGGCTGCCGGAGCAGCGATTCGCTATCAGCCGACCCGCTGGAGCCGCGCCGTTTGCCTACGTGGGTACGCGTGACGAGGTGGTGCGGGCGATATCGAGCGATCAGGGGGCAGCGCAGTGATTCTAGGAATCGATCCAGGCTGTACCGGCGCCATCGTCGTGATGACCGACGGGGGCAACTACGTCGCTCATCTCAACATGCCGACCGTCAAGGTTGGGACAAAAAGCCGAGTGAACGGCGCTGCGGTGGCTGCGTTCGTTCGCGACACCGTTGGGGAGTTCAACGCTCACGCCTACCTCGAGCAGGTAGGCGCGATGCCAGGCCAGGGCGTTTCGTCGATGTTCACCTTTGGCCACGCAGCTGGAGTGGTAGAGGGGATTTTGCAGGGCATGGCCATTCCGTACACCCTGGTTACCCCACAAGCCTGGAAGAAGCGCGCGGGCCTAGTAGGCACCGACAAGGACGCAGCGCGTAGCCGTGCCATTCAGCTCTACCCAGACCTTCGCATCCTCGATCTGAAGGGAAAAGGGCAGGCGGTAGCCGACGCGATCCTGATTGCACGGCACGGAGCCAACTGCGCATGAACTACGCACTTGCGAACACTGCGCAAAGCTAGGCGGCGCGCGACGCTGAGAAGAAAACACTGAATCACTGCGTACGCAAAGTGCGCAATTTGTACGCACTGCGCAATAAGGGGAAGGGATATGCGACTGATCACAGCACGCCAGGCTTGGCACGATTCGCAGTACGAGTCTCGCGGCTCGATTACCGCAGCAACCATGGACCACGCAAAGATCGAAACAAAGCGCGCCGCTGCGAAGCGCAAGACGATCGAAGCAGTGTTCGCGGCCGTGGGTGACGAGGAGGAAAGCCGGGTCAAGGTCGTAGCGCAGCGGATGGAAGTGCAGGAAACGCGCCGTTCTGCCCGGGACAACAGTTCGTCGCGGTGTGCCCACATGATGACGATGGGGCGCATCCAGCACGCGATCGCCTCGCTGAACAAACCGCTGCAGCACTTCGGACATTACCTCTACTCGCCGTTGGCCAATGCGCGAGATCAGGATGTTGCGCGCACGCTGGTTTGGTTCGGCTGGGAGAAGCCGGCTGGTCTGACGAAGGTGAAGGAGTCGCGAGCGTACTGTCTGGTGCTACCCGCTCTGATCTCATATCAAGGCGTTGTGACAGGCGGACGTGACGAATGGACGCCGGGCCGCATCGCCGAATTTGTCGCCGACTGGTATGGCGAGAAGATCACCGTCAGCCAGTGGTCTCGTGACTGGGCGCCGATCTGGGAAAGCCTGCAGCGGACCATTGGCGAGATCGACCAAAAGGCGCTGGAGCCGGTGGAGCAGATCATGAATGAAGAGCACTGGGCCGCTTAATTGCTAGATGGCAGTGTGCTACTGTTCAGCTTTGCGATCCTTGAGAATCGGAGTTGGTGGTGGGAGAGATCTTCGGTGAGTTGCTTCCAGCAATCCAACTGCTTCTTCCTGGATTCATCTCGACAGTAATTTTTTATTGGTTATCTGATGCCCCAAAGCCCGGCCAATTTGAGCGAGTGATACAGGCTCTTATCTGTACGGGGCTCATTAGTCTGATGGTAGAGGCCATTAAGAAGGCCGCCCACGCCATCGGTGAATGCTGTTTCGTTTGGGCGGTATGGACGGACGACAGGGCGATGGCTTTGTCGGTCGCCCTGGCCGTATTGCTTGGGCTGGCACTGGCTTTCGCGGCTTGCACAGATTCGTTTTACAAGCTGGCCAGGCGGTGTCGGCTTACGACGCGTGCATCACACACTGACTGGGTGTACGGTTTTGTTCTGTACCGAGAGCGCTTGGTTGTGCTGCAGCTCCAAGACGGACGCCGCATTTGCGGATACCCCCTTGTCTGGCCGACACAACCTGGAACCGGGCACTTTTTGCTACAGGGGGCCTGCTGGATAGTGGACGATGGGTTTGTTTCCAGCCCAAGCATTGCCGCACACCTGATAGGCGGATCAGAAGTATCGTGGGTAGAATTTTTGCAACCAGTTGAAGAGGACCAGGGAACCAATGACAGACAAGATGAAGCAGGGGCAGACGGAGCAAAGGGGCATCAACGAGGGGTTGAACGTGAATCCGGGCAGGACGACAAACGTGATGCCCAAGAGCCCACCACCATCGCCGCCGCCTGCGAAAAAGTCGAATGACTCCTAACGCTTGACGCCATGTCGAGCATTCGAGTAAATTTTCCCCATTGTGTGAAGCAGCACCCCAAATGAGCCCGGCCTAAGCGCTGGGCTTTTTTATGCGTACGTAGCGCTGGGAAAACAAGGAGCTTCACGTGGCGGTCAGATACGAAAAGATACAGGGCGAAGACATTCCGGTCGGGCTTCGTGGGCCCATGGTGAGGGAACTGTGGGCGGTTTATATAAACGACGGCATTCTGAAATATTGTGCGTCAGAAGCGGAAGCTCTGTCGGAGGTCGCTGCGGCTGAACGCGCCGAAGAGGCCAGGAGACCAAAGTTCGATACCAGTTATGATTCTGGTCCCAGTTGATTGAATGAAGCCCGGCCTAGCGCCGGGCTTTTTGTTGGCGTCATTTGTGTCCGCAGCCAGGGCGGCCTTTGGGAGAGCCTGGACATTCCCAGCCGGCGGTGGGGTGGTCATTGAAAAACACCGGCAGCCCGTGCGAACCAGCTCCTACCTACGGTGGTCTGGCGCGAGGATGATCAGCTGAGACTGGTGCGATAGGGTGCCAGCAGCAGATCGCCCTTTGGCAGACAGCGCGGAAAGACGCGCACAACTAATTTGAGGCCTCGCCAAGTGCGGGGCCTTGTCGTTTCTGGTCCCGCCGTGAGGCGCCGCCAGGGTCACGTCGGGAGACGTTGCCACAAACCGCCCGGCTTCGGCTGGGCACCTCTTTCCGGCGCTCGGCCTGGGTCTTTGCTCCCTGGCGGATCGCAGCGCATGAGCGCCGGTTCTACATGACACCACCAGGCTCTGTGCCGGGAGTGCCCGCGTGAAGCAAGCAGGTATCTATTCCATGTCCGAACCAGGCCCGTTGACCGCTGCTGGCGGTATCGCGCTGTACAAACTGGGCGCCTTCGGCTTCGTCGCAATCCTTGCGGCCGTTGTCGTTATGGCGATGACGCTGCCCAAGACAGTGCGGGAGTTCGTGGTGGCGATGATCAGCACCACCGTGGCCAGCCTCTGCGGCGGCGCGTTCGTGGTGCGCTGGCTGGAGATCGGCCACTGGGCAAACGATGACGTTGGCATGGTTGCCATCGGCGGTCTGATCTTCGTGTGCGGCCTGCCGGCTTGGGTAGTGGTGCGCGCTTGGTTCGCCTGGAGCGAGGCGAAGAAGGACAGGCACATCGATGAGATTGTCGACGCCGTGCTGGATGCGAAGCGCAAGGTTGGGCTGTGAGGCTGTACCTGCTGATCGGCGCGACGCTGCTCGCGATCGTCGCGGCTGTCTGGCTGCGCCTGGACTACCTCGATGGCGAGCGTGACCGTCTCGCTGGTGAGCTGGACGTGTCACAGCAGGGCGTCACGCTGCTGCAAGAGACAGTCCGGCTCACCGAAGAGACATTCGCAGAGCGCGACCGTTTCGACGACAAGACCACCAAGGAACTGAAGGTTCTCCGTGATGAAAACAAGCGCTTGGCTGATTGTGTCGCTACTGGCAATTGCCGGCTGCTCGTCAACGCCTCCTGCCCCGCAGTGTCCGCCGATACCGGCGCCGGCCGCGTGGATGATGGAGGAGCCGAGCTCGCTGCAGACGCTCGACAACCTTATTTCGCCCACCGAGAGCAAGTAACGCTCGATGAAGCGAAGCTGCGAGGCCTGCAGGCGTACGTGCAGCTCTTCTGCCGCAGGCCAGCGCTGGACTAGAGCAGCGGCGATAACGCCCACCACAACGCGCCGCTGCCAAGGGCCAGAATGGTCCAGGTCCGCCAAGAGCGAAGGTAAGGCCAGGCAACGCAGAGAACCAAGGCTGCGGTGATTAAGGTTTCGATCATGGGTGTACTCCTATTGATTGGAGTCACCCATTCTTCACACTTTTCCAAACTTGCAAGGGCGATATCCGACCATTTTTTTGTCGGATTTTGCGATACCCCGAGGAGCCAGACATGACCGCAAAGAAAGGAGCCCGTTACGACTGGGCCGCGGTCGAGCGCGACTATCGCACCGGCCAGTACAGCAACCGAGAGCTGGCCCGCCTGCATGGTCCGTCCGAGGGTGCAATCCGCAAGCGCGCCACCGATCACGGCTGGCAGCGCGACCTGTCTGAGCAGATCCGCCAGCGCGTGCGGGAGAAGACCACGCTTGCCGTGACCAAGGAGGTAGCGAGGGCTGATTCTGACGAGCTGATCATCGAGCAGGCTGCCGAGGCGGGCGCCGAGGTGATTCGCGGCCATCAGCGCTTGCTGCGAAAGGCCAAGGGCCTCGCTGAGACCCTGATGCAGCGGCTGAAAGAGCAGCTGGAGAAGGGCACGATGACCGTCCAGTTCAAGAGCGGCGAAGCGGCAGAGATTGACGTGCCCCTGGACTACGCCGGCAAGACACTGGGCAATGCCACCATGGCGCTGGAGCGCGTGGTGAAGATGGAGCGCCAGAGCTACGGCCTGGACGCCGACGACAAGGACAATATCGGCAAGACGCTGAAAGAGTTGCTGGCCGAGGTCGCGCCAGGTGTCGAAGAGTAGGGCGCCGGCCGCCGTCGTCTTCGAGGGTGAGCGGTGGCTGCGGTTGCATTGTGAGGGCAAGCTGACCGATCCGGCCGACCTGCTGCGTGCGCTGGATAACAAGTGGTACCGCCTCAACACGCTCTACAAGATTAAGGACAAGAACGGCAAGACGCGCACGTTCCGTCCGAACAAGCAGCAGCGCGAGCGGTTCATCCGCGGGCATTGCCGGAATGTGATCCTCAAGGCACGCCAGCTGGGCTTCACCACCTTCGAGATGATCGATGCGCTGGATGATTGCCTGTTCACTGAGAACTTTTCGGCTGGCTGCATCGCGCACGCGCTGGAAGACGCGAAGGACATCTTCCGGAACAAGATCAAGTTCGCCTATGACCAGCTCCGCCAGGGCGCGTGGATGGCGATCTTCAACACCATCGGTCTGAAGCTGCCGGCGCCGACCAGCGATCGCGGCGAAGGCTATGTATTCGACAATGGCTCGAGCATCCGCGTCTCGACCAGTTACCGGGGCGGCACGCTGCAGCGCCTGCACGTCTCCGAGTTCGGCAAGATCTGCCGCAAGTACCCTGACAAGGCGCAGGAGATCGTTACCGGCGCGTTCGAGGCGGTCGGCCTTGGTAACCAGGTAACACTGGAGAGCACCGCAGAAGGGCGTGAAGGCTACTTCCACGACTACTGCGCCACAGCGCAGAAGCACTGCACGAGAAGGGCTACACCTACGGGCAACATTACGGACCGCATGACCTGGCGGTGCGTGAGCTCGGTACCGGCAAGAGCCGTGTCGATAAAGCGGCGCAGTTCGGCATCCGCTTCGAGATCGTGCCGCGGATCAGCAACCACGCCGAGGGCATCGAGGCGGTGCGCCAGTTCCTGCCGATGTGCTGGTTTGCGGAGCAGGTCGATGCTGGCGGCGATGACAAGGTGGTCAGCGTAGATCGCCTGATCGACTGTCTCGACAACTACCGCAAGGAATGGGACGACCGGCTGGGCGTGTACCGGTCGACCCCGCGTCACGACTGGGCGTCACACGGCGCCAAAGCATTCGAAACACTCGCCCGGAGCGGACTGTTTGAACTGTCCACCGGCATGAACAGCACGCCAACGGCTCCGAATACGGAGCGCGGACGCCGCAACTGGAACGCACACACATGAGCAGCAATCTTTTCATCACCGTTGAGCATCGACAGGTGGCGAGCTTCATCGCGTCCAAGTTGGCGCCGCTGGCTGTTCCGTCCCGCCAGGTGCGCAACGACGTGGCCAACATTCAGGTGGATCCGGTGCTGGTGGGTGAGCATTACGACGAGCACCCGGCCGTGCAGTTCAAGTTCGACGTCGCCGACGGCATGGGGCTAGAGGTGCGAGTGAAGCTGGCTGAGTTCGCCGCCAACCCCGTCGGGTACATGCGCGAGCTGGTGGAGAACGTCCAGGGCATTCGCTTTGCTGCCTTGCAGCGCCGTAACGACCGCCGAGCTGAAGTCGCTCAGGTCTACCGGCAGTTGGAGGCCGTGCGATGAGCCTGGGTCTGCTGCATTTCAAGCCCGCCTCCGAACTGAAGGCAGAGGAAGAAGCCGAGCAGCAGCGTCAGGACGAAGCCCGGCGCATGCAGGCGGTGGAAAGCTCGCTGTCCGGCCACATTCGCGGCGCCTTCGAGGCGGCGAAGACGGCCAAGCAGCCGATTGAGCGGCGCTTGCTGGACTGCGCGCGCCGACAAAAAGGCGAGTACGACGCTGACAAGCTCCGCGCAATTCGGGAAGAGGGCGGGAGCGAACTCTATCCGAAGCTGACCACGACCAAGTGCCGTGCGGCAGCAGCATGGATCCGCGACATCCTGATGCCCGCCAATGGCAGGCCATGGGGGCTGGACCCAACGCCGGTTGCCGAGATTCCGCCCGGCTACTTGAACGCCTTCGCGCAGCGCCTGGGTGAGCGCGCGCAGGGCATGGACCAGCAGCAGTTGGAAGACCTGTTGCGCCGCGAGGTGCAGGCCAAGGCTCGGCAGATCGCTGATCGCCATGAAGAGGTGATCAACGACCAGCTTGAAGAGGGCGGCTGGAGCGAGGCGCTAGAATCGTTCATTGATGACTTCGTGACCTATCCCGCCGCGTTCCTGCGGGGCCCGCTGCTGCAGCGCGTGCCTGAGTTCGCCTGGAAGGAAGGCTGGCAGATGATTGAGGTGGAGGCGATCAAGCCGCAGTTTGCGCGCGTGTCGCCGTATGACCTATATCCGTCGCCGGATTCGTCGGGCATCGATGACGGTGCCTACCTGATCGAACGCGAGCGTTACACCCGTGCACACCTGAACCGACTGCGCGGCGTGCCGGGCTACAAGGACGACGCCATCGAGCAGGTGCTGGTTGAGCACGGCCGGGGCGGTCTGCGCGAATGGCTGGCGACCGACTCTGAGCGTGCCCGCCTCGAAGATCGTAGTCACGACTGGATGACCAACCAGGGCGAGACGATCGAGGGCCTGCATTACTGGGGCAGCGCCCAAGGGCTGATCCTGCTGCAATGGGGCATGACGCCTGAGCAGGTCGACGATCCGCTGGGCGAGTACGAGATCGATGCCATTCTGATCGGGCGGCATGTGATCCGCTGCGTGATCAACCGCAACCCCATGGGGGCGCGTCCGTACCACAAGGCGTCGTTCCAGCTGGTACCGGGCTCCTTCTGGGGTATCGGTATTCCTGAATTGATGTCAGACGTGCAGGACATGTGCTGCGCGGTGGCCCGGGCGCAAGCGAACAACATGGCTTTCGCCAGCGGCCCGCAAATCGAAATCGCCATGGACCGCCTGGCGCCGGAAGAGAACCCCAACGAAATCTTCCCAATGAAGCGCTGGAGGACAAAGAGCGATCGCACCGGCACCGGATCGCAGCAGCCAGCCATCCGCTTCTACCAGCCTGATAGCCGCGCAGGCGAGCTGATGCAGGTCTATTCCCAGTGGGAGCAGCGCGCGGACGACGCGACGAACATTCCGCGCTATTCCTACGGCAACGAGAAGGTCGGCGGGGCAGGCAACACTGCCAGTGGCCTGTCCATGCTGCTGGAGAGCGCGAACAAGGGCATTAAGGACGCCATTCGCCACATTGACCGGGGCGTCACCAGTCGCGTGATCGCCGCGCTCTGGCTGTTCAACATGCGCTACAGCCCGGACATGTCGATCAAGGGAGACTGCCGTGTAGTGCCGCGCGGTGCCAGCGCGATGCTGCTGCGCGAGCAGACTCAGCAGGCCCGCCAGCAGTTCTTGGCTGCTACCGGCAACGAGGCGGACATGCAGATTATCGGCGTGGAAGGCCGCGCGCGATTGCTGCGCAGCATCGCCGACCAACTCGACATGCCGGGGCTGGTTCCCGAAGACGACGAGATCAAGGGTCGCGTCGAGCAGGAGAACAAGCGGCAGGCGCAGCAGCAAGAACAGCAAATGCAGCTGGAGGCCGGCAAGGTTCAGGCAGACGCGGCGAAGAAGCAGGCCGATGCCGGCAAGAGCCAGGCCGAAACCCAGCGGATCCTGCTGGAAATCCAGGCCCTGATGGGCCAACTGCAAGTACTTGGAGGGTTGGGTGGAGCTATCCCAGGAACAATACAAGGCGCTGGCCCGACTGGAGGCGAACAACAGTCCGGATTGGCAATGCCTCAAGCAGGCGCTGCGCCAAGCTATTGAGGCCGAGCGCGATGCGTTGGAGCAATCCAGCTCAACCGAAACCCTGTACCGGCTGCAAGGACGCGCCGGAGTCATACGCGAACTACTGCTAGCCATTGAGGACAGCAGGGAGATTGCCAGACAGCACTCATAACAAAGCCGCCTACCGAGGCGGTTTTTTTATGGGCGACTGCTCGCCGTGCCTCGGCCAGGCATGGGCGAATCCAGAACCCGCACCGTGAACCCCAGCAAGACGCTGGCTCGCCCCGTTTGGAGAAGACCGCAAATGCTACCCCGTTCAGTGCAAGACCAGGCGAACGCCGCGAAGGCCCTGCAGGACCAGCTGAATCAGCCGGCCACCGAGGAACCCGAGAATCCCGCTCCCGCAGCGGCTCCCGAGCCAGAACCGCAGCCAACGCCGACCGAGCCTGCCGCGCAACCCGCACCCGAACCCCAGCCCGAAACCCGGGACGCTGCCTACTGGCGTCACCGCTTCGACGTGCTGCAAGGCAAATACAATGCCGAGGTTCCCGCGCTGCGCAAGGAGATTGCCAAGCTGGAAGCCCAGCTGGCCGCCGCCGACAAGCAACAGCCGGCGTCCGCGGTTCAGCGAGCCCAGGAGGCGATGTCCGACCTGACCGAAGCGGAGATCGAAGAGTACGGCCCGGATCTGGTGAACCTGATCAAGCGTGTCGCCGGCAGCGCCGCCGCCCCAAGCAACAACGGCGACCTGCAGGAGATCAAGAGCGAACTGGGTCAGCTACGTGAAGAGAAGCGACAGGACGCCGAAGCGCGTTTCTGGACCGACCTCGAAGCGCAGGTACCGAACTTCCGCGCCGTCAACGCCGATCCGGCATTCCATCAGTGGCTAACCGAGATCGATCAACTGAGCGGCCAGCCCCGCCAGCAACTGCTGGTTGGTGCTCAGCAAGCGCTCGATGCGTATCGAGTGGCTGCGGTCTTCAAGTCCTTCGTCGCCGCGGCACCGAGGGCACAGAAAGAAACCATTCCGGATGACCAGGTGCAGCCGCGCCAGGCCCGCTCTGCTGCACCGGAACCGCAGCAAGGCAAGGTTTGGACGCGCGCTGAGATCAGCGAGTTCTACCGGAACAAGGCGAGCTATCCGAAGGATCAGGCCGCCGCAATCGAAACCGACATCTTTGCCGCTCAGGCTCAGGGCCGCATCCGCTGAGAGCGCCCTGTAACGCCGTGAGGCGTCACGTTCAGGAGTAACACAACATGGCAGGTCCAACCCGCGCCGCTGGCGCACCCAACTACAGCTCGTCCGGTACCGCCGGTTTCATTCCGGAAATCTGGTCCGGGAAACTGGTTGAGAAACTGTACGCAAGTACCTGTTTTGGCGAGATTGCCAACACCGATTACGAAGGCGAGATCAAGAACAAGGGCGACACCGTTCAGATCCGCACCGTGCCTTCGATCACCATCAAGGACTACGAGATTGGTGGCGGTCTCACCTACGAGAAGCCGACCAGCGACAAGGTCGAGCTGCAGATCGACAAGGCGAAGTATTTTGCCTTCGAGGTCAACGACATCGACCGCTACCAGGCCGATATCAAGCTGATGGACGAGTTCTCGGACGACGGCGGCGAGCAGATGAAGATCGCCATCGACACCGACATCCTGTCGCGTCACTACGTCGATGCAGCTGCCGAGAACGCCGGCGCTGCTGCTGGCGCCAAGTCGGCCAGCTACAACCTGGGCGCTGCCGGTGCGCCGATCGCGATCACCAAGGAAAACGTTCTCGACGTGCTGGTGGACTGCGGCTCGGTGCTCGATGAGCAGAACGTTCCGGAAACCGGCCGCTGGGTGATCCTGCCTGCCTGGATGAGCGGCATGCTGAAGAAGTCTGACCTCAAGGACGCCTCTATCATGGGCGACGCGCAGTCGGTCTTCCGTAACGGCAAGCTTGGCACCCTGGATCGCTTCACGGTGTACATCAGCAACAACATGAGCATCGTCGACGACGCCACCGCGGCGAAGAAGGCGACCAACATCATGTTCGGCCACAAGAAGGCGCTGACCTTCGCCAGCCAGATGACGCAGATGGAGACCCTGCCCAACCCGCAGGACTTCGGCAAGCTGGTGCGCGGTCTGAACGTCTACGGCTCCAAGGTCATCGACCCGAAAGCCATGGGCCACCTGTACGCCGCTCGCGGCTAACCCCTGCAGCAGAGCCGCCTTTCGGGGCGGCTTTGCCGTTTCTGGAGTAACGATTGATGGACCTAGCTGATCTAATTGCAGCGGTAAAGGCGGCAGCCACCAAGGATGCGCTCGAAACGCTGGTGAAGGACGAGCTATCCCTCGACCTGGACAAGCGTAAAACACTCAAGGCGCTGCGCGCCGAAGTGCTGAAGGGCCTGGGCGAGACCGTGGAAGAGGGCGGTGACGACGATGCCGATGCCGGCGAAACCGCGAGTGGCAGTCCTGGCGAAAGCTCGGAGAAGGTCGGCAACGCTGCTGCGCAAGCGCCTGAGCCACCAGCTGCGCCCACCCTAACGCCTGCGCCAACCTCTCAGCCCGATGCCGCCGCGATTCAGCCAGTCGCAGCGGCCACTCCAGCACCGGCCCCGGTAACCCCGCCCGCCCTGGACGAGGCGCCCGAGCCGGCGATCGAGCCCACCGTAGGCAATCGCCTGCTGCGCCACAAGGTCTCCGGCCGCACCGTCTTGTGGACGCCAGCCTTGTCCAAGCTGGTCGACCTGGAAGAGGTCTAAGCCATGGCCACTGTCGGTGACCTGCTGCGACGGGCGCGCACTATCCTGCAAGAGATCACACAGGATGGGGTTCGCTGGACCAACGCAGAACTGTTGGATTGGTTGAACGAGGCCTATGCGACCGTGCTGGCGATCCGACCGAGCGCCAACACCATCAATGCCAAGTTCGCCTGTGTGGTTGGTACCCGCCAGGAGTTGCCGACTGAAGCCGACCGGCTGTTGGGGGTCGTACGCAACCTCTCCACCAAGGCGCAAGGACTGATTGTGACGGCTGTCGACCGTGGCACGCTAGACGCAACGCGCCGACGCTGGCATGGGGAGCCCCAGACCGAAGTGATTGAGCATTTCATGTTCGACAGCTTGGACCCGCGGCGCTTCTACGTTTATCCGCCGGCATCTGCCGCCGCCAGGCTGGAAATCATTTACTCGCGAGTGCCGGAGCCGCACGCGCAGAGCGAGGCTCGCGCGGACTCAGCCGAGCTGCTGCGGCTGCCAGAGAGCTATGCCCCGATCCTGTTGGACATGGTGCTGGCCCGGGCATTCAGCAAAGACGCCGAGCACGCCGCCAACCTGCAGCGCGCCACCCTACACTCGCAGTCGGCCCAGGCCGCGCTGGGGCTGAAGATTCAGGGCGCCGCTACGGCGAGCCCTAATGCGCGCGCGGGGGCTCGATGACTACTGTTGCCGATTTGGTAGATGACCTGATGCCGGAGGTCCCGGGCTGTCCTGCGTCGACGGTGCGGGATGCGCTGCGATGGGCGCAGCGTGAGCTCTGCGCGGAAGGTAACGCATGGATCGTTAGCGATGGGCCGGTTGTGGTTGGGGCTGATACGCCGTTTGCTGAGGTGGAAGTGCCTTCTGGCGCCGAGGCGCTGCGTATCGTGAGCCTGCTGCAGAGCGGGCGAGAGCTGAAGCCGGGGCTGGACTACCGGCAGACCGGCAGCAATGGCGTCGAGTTTCTGCGCGCTGCGCCCGACAGCAGCACGCTGCTGGGCTCGCTGGCATGCAAGCCGTCACGGGGCAGGGACATGCCGCCCGAACTGGTCGCCCGCTGGGAGGAGGCCATCAAGGACGGCGCCCGCTCGCGCCTATTGATCCTGCCTTACCCATGGCGCGACCCGCAGCTATCGGAACATTACCGCCGAAAGCTTCTCGACGCCCAGGCCGACGCGCGGTCTCTGGCAGCCAGCGGATACCAGTCTGGCAGCGTCCGGATGCGAACCCGCAGCTTCGCCTGATTCAACGAAACATCCCACACATCCTGCATGTCAGCCCGGGAGGGCCACCTATGTCCGCTTTTTCTGATTACCTTGAAAACAAACTTGCCGACGTGACACTGCGTGGCGGCACCTACTCAGGTGGCGCTGTGTTCATCGGCCTTTTCACCTCTGACCCGACCGATGCTGGAACCGGTGCCGAAGTGGCGGATTCCGCTTACCAGCGGCAGCAGGCGCATACCTCCGTCACCTCCGATGGGTTCACTGCTCCCGCAAATGGTGCAAGCAGTAATACGCGCACCGTCGTCTTCCCGGCCATCGTCGATGCTCAAACCACAGTTACCCACTGGGGCATCTTCGATGCTCAGGCCGCTGGCAACCTGCTGTACCACTCGGCGATGCTCAACCCGAAAACGCTGGACCCGACTGACGTGGTGTCCTTCCCGATCGGCTCGCTCTCTGTTGTGCTGAGCTAAGCCCATGCACCTGTTCGGTAGGACACTACTAGGGGGCGCGCTTGTTGCGGGGTATGTCACCGTATCAGGGGTGGCGATCTGTAGCGCCACCGCAACAGGCGAGGCACAGGTTCATTACAAAGGGGCGGGGCTTGCAGAAGTCCGCGCCTCTGCTTTCGGCGAGGGGATTCGCGACGCCTCGGGCCGGGCCATCACCGCTCAGGCAACCGCCCAGGCCATTGCGCAGCCTGTAGCGCTCTACAGCGCCGCCGGCGTCGCGCAGGTCAGTGCCCTGGCTCAAGGCGTTGCGCAGGCCTCATTCTTCGGCGCGGGGGTAGCGCAAGCCGACGCATACGCGGCAGGCAGCTTGCAGAGGCGTGTGCGGATGCCGTTTCAGCCGCCAGCCAGGGCGGTCGCTTCGGCCCAGGGTGAAGTGGTCAGCTACGTTCTGGCCTACGGTCGCCCGGCGCATGCCCGTGCAAGGCTGGTGGGCACCACCTACCACGTCGGGCGAGGTATCGCGCAGGCCACCGCCGCCCTGTTCGGCGATGCTCAGAAGCAGATCGGGGAGCGCCAGTTCGCTCACGCACAAGCCTCAGGATTCGGCACCCAGGTTTATATCGCCGGCGCTGCCGGCAGGGGCATAGCCAGCGCTGAGGGCAGCGCCGACGCCGCGGTGACGAAAGGGGGCGTTCGGTACTTCGAGCTGTTCGGCACAGCCAGGGCAACCGCTCAGGCCAGTCTGAGTCACGTAGTGATTTACCAGCCCCAGGTCATGCGGGCCTTCGCTCACGCTTACGGCAGCGCCGTACAGATCCGCGGATTCGCCGGCAAAGGGGTCGCCACGGCCAAGGCTACCGGCTACATGGATATGACCTATACCGGCCAGGAAGGCGAGCCCGCATCGGTCACCGCAATGGCAAGCGGCTACTGCGTCCGACACGTTTTCGCTGCTGGCGTGGCGAAGTGCACGGCGCAAGGCTTCGGCAGTGCCATGGCCGAGTTCCGAGGTGCGGGCAGCGCAGCCCTGAGCGCAGAGGCGCAAGCCCAGACGATGCATCTCATGCTTGCCAATCAGCCCGCCGCCGAGGCCTTGGCCACTGCTACTGGACGAGCGCAGCGGATCATCATCGCCGGCGGCGTCACCGCTCAAGCTGTTGCCGAGGCATCCGGCTACAACCAGATCAATGATCTATCCAGGGCGCCTTCTTCTCGCACGGCAATGGTCACCTACGCCGGTCGCGTGAGCGCCATCGGGGCTGAGCCTCGCACAATCAGGATTTGAGATGGACGTATTTTCCAAGCAACCAAACGACGTGCTGGATTACGACGTGGATCTGACCGACTGGTTTGCCGATATCGCGGACGACGATATCGAGTCAGTGGAGATTACCGTCACCAGCACAGCGGAGCCGGTGCCGGCATTGGTGCTGGGCCCAGTGCCGCACAATCCCTACACATTGCTGGGGGCCAGCCCGCAGCGCTTCAAGCTATGGCTCGGGGGCGGCACACACTTCGTGGACTACGTGGTGACCTGCGTCGTGCGCACTGAGCAGGACCGGGTTAAAGAAGTTGAGTTCAAGATCAAGGTGCGTGACCGATGAGTTATGAAAACCTCGTGCAGGCGCAGCTCTCAGCGCCGATTGAAGCGACCGCTGTCACCCTGACGCTTGCTGCTGCCGAAAGTCCTTACCGGTTGCCACCTGCCGACGGCGGCGTGCTGGTGCTGGCGGACAGCCTAGGTAAACCGACCTTCGTTGAAATCATTCGTTATGCCTCACGCGATGGTCAGACACTGCTTGGCCTGGAGCGAGGGATCGAGGGCACAACGGCGTTTGCTTGGAATACAGGCGACTATTGCTATCAGTCCCTCACCGCGGGTGAATTCAAACGGTCCTCGCTATGGGCGAACCAGTCAGCTGATCTCACTGCCGACGCCGGTAGCCGGAACAACCTGACCGCTTCGATAACCGTCTCTCTGCCTGCCAATCCCTCACTTGGCGATACCGTCGAGTTCATCAAGCTGGTGGGCGTTACCCCACTCATTCAAACCACTGACGGCACGCCGATCCAGGTGAAGGATCAGTCCGATACCTCGGTGCTTTACAACTACGAAGCACGGCTGCTCGCCGTCTTCAACGGCACAGCCTGGGAGATTTGAAGCATGCCTATCATTGATTTGGCGAAAGCGTTAGCGCCGACAGGAGGGAGGGTTGCGGCCTATCCCGCGCTGAAAGCCTCAATCGTCCTGTTCGACTGCAACCCCGGAACCCGGAGTTGGACTGTGCCGGAAGGGGTGTCAAGGATTCGGGCGTTTGTTGTGGGTGGCGGGGGCGGCGCAGATAGCTCTTATGGCGGGACGGGTGGGGGCTATTCCGAAATAACCCTGAATGTCACACCTGGGCAAGTATTGAACTACACCGTAGGCGCGGGCGGACTTGCCAACTCCCCCTATACGGTGGCGGGCACAAGTTCGTTTGGTGGCGTGATATCTGCTACAGGAGGGGTCCGCTATTCCCCGGCTGGGACAGGGACTGGCGGAACTATTAACAAATCAGGGGGGGCAACCGCAGCAGGAGGCGGAGGTGGTGGCGCCGGGCACGCTTATGGAAACGGACAGGCCGGTCTCTCTTATTACGGCGGCGGGTTCAGCTCAAGGAACCAGTCGTTTGTTGACGGCTGGAAAATAGGCATGCTGCCCGGTGGAGCCGTTGGCGGTGCTTATGGGGTCGGTGCGTCTTCATCAGCTTATACGGCGCAACCTGCCGGGATGGGGGGCGGAGGCGTCGGTACAGGCGGCGCGGGGAGCAACGGCCTAGCCCTAGATGGCGGAATCGGCGGCGGCGGCGGTACTTATTCTAACGGCAGCAACGGCGGCCCCGGCCTCGTCGGAATCGAGGTGATCGCATGAGCACATTCGCGCGCATCACTGACGGGGTAGCGGTAGAGGTCTGGACTGACGGCGGGCTGGGCATTGTCCCGACTGACGTGTTCGTGCCGGGGCTGGCTGCACAGTTCGAGCCTGTACCGGTTGAGGTGCAAGCAGGCTGGTCGTTGATCGATGGCCTCTGGACTGCGCCGCCTCCTGCGCCTGAGCCGCTGACCGATTGGCCTGACGTAATAGCCGCGCGGCGCTATGAGGCCGAGGTGGCTGGTATCGTCTGGCAGGGCCATGGCATCGCCACTGACCGCGACTCGCAGCAAAAGATGAGCGACGAGCGGAACGCGGTTAAGGACGGCCTGCGCACCGGCGGCAAGGGCTGGAAGTGCCTGGACCTGGCCACCGGGACAGTGGTGTTCCGGCCGACTACTAATGAGGAAATTCTGGAGCTGACTGCCGCTGCTTATCGCCATGTCAGCGATTGTTTTGACCGGGAAGGTCAGCTGCTCGCAGCTTTAGCCGATGGCACCATTACCCTTGCGTCTCTCGACGAGGGTTGGCCTGTTTGACCAACTAGCCCTAAACAGCCTTCTTGCCCTTCGGTGCTTGCCTTGATGGCCTGATCAAGCTGATTGAGGCAGATCTCGATCGCCAAGCTACGGAGCTGATTGCTAGGCCAGACGTGGTCAGCGATAGCTGCTACCAGATCTCTAAAACCGCCATCGTTTATCAACATCCCGTGCTGCACGGTAAGAGTGCGACCTTCAAAAGCAAGTGTCAGCGGGTCGCGTTGGATAATAGTCGCGCCTGAACTGAGTAGGCAGTCTATGTGCTTCCTGAGCGCATGAAGCTCGCGCTGATCTTCTTCCTGATTCACTGCAAAACAACTCCGTCATCCTTGAAGCCGCGGATTCTAGCGATCCAGATCACAAATCGACAGCGGAATATGGCTTTGTGATATCACCATTTGCGCTGGTGTCTGGCTTGGCGCTAGGTCTCGGTACAAAAGCCAAGCGGAAATAGCGTCCCTGAGAGCCCTTCATTCAAACAGCCCGCTAAATCGCGGGCTTTTTCATGCCTGGAGAAACTGCATGACCCTTGGCCAGAAGCAGCGACACCTTACCCGCCTGATTGGCCTACTCATCGAATGGGCGTACGAGAACGGATATGAACTGACCTTCGGCGATGCCTACCGCGACCCGCGTGTGCACGGCGCGGTCGGGGACAAGAAGTCCTACAGCTCAGCTGTCTCTCTGCACAAGGAGCGGTTGGCGGTGGACTTCAACCTGTTCAAGGACGGCCAGTACCTGACCCGAACCGAGGATTACACGCCGCTCGGCGAATACTGGGAATCTTTGGGCGGCGCTTGGGGCGGCCGCTTCAATGACGGCAATCACTTTAGCCTCGAGCATGGTGGCCGGAAATGAAGCTGGCATTCGCGGGCTTCCGCGGTCAAATGCCCATCGTGGATGAGCGCCTGCTGCCTGATGCCAATGCGCAGGTGGCGCGTAACGTCTACCTGAGGCGCGGCACGCTGAAGCCTGAGCGTGCCCCTGGTCCAATCACAGGCCTGCCCGGCGTCATCGCGCCGTCATCGTTGTACCGCTACCCGAACGGCAACGATGGCGCTGGCTTCTGGATGATCTGGGGCAGCGGCAAGCGCGTGCACGCCGTGAAGTCACCGCTAGCGGATGACGCCTGGCAGCGCGTCTACTGGACGGGCGACGGGCCGCCGAAGATGGGCGGCATTGCCGAGATCACGGGCGGCGCACAGCCGTACCCCGCGCGCAGCTTCCGGCTTGGCATTCCGGCACCTGCGAATGCGCCCGTGGTTTCCGCGCCATCGGATCGCGTCGGCGCGGAAGACCACCCGCTGACCGCGCTGCAAACGTCCTACGTGGTGACGATGATCAGTCGCTTCGGCGAGGAGGGGCCGCCCAGCTTCGCCAGTTCGTCGATAATCCGTTGGGACATGGTTGAGGGCGCGCCTGCTGGCGGGGCCGTGGTGCTGAGCCTGCCGGCCATCCCAAGCGGCGCGCACGACATCATCACCAAACGCATCTACCGCGCCGAGTCCTCAGGCGTGTTCCAGCACGTTGCCGATGTGCCGGTTGCTCAAGGCTCATTCACCGACGCGGTGCCGAGCGAAAGCATGGGCGTCTCGCTGCCGTCGCTGGAGTGGGATATGCCTGATGATCGCCTAGTCGGGCTGACGGCGCTGCCGGGCGGCTTCTTGGCTGGCTACTTCGGCAACACGCTGTGCTTCAGTGAGGCGTTCTATCCGCATGCCTGGCCGATCTCCTATCAGCTGGCCTTCAGCGAGGACGTGGTAGGCATCGCTGCCGTGGCCGGCGGCCTGGTAGTGGCCACTAACGGGCGTCCGCACATGATCACTGGCTCGTCGCCAGCAGCCATGGCCGATATGCACCTGGACGAGGATCAGCCGTGCGTGGCCGGTTGCTCGCTGGTCGACATGGGCGAGTATGCGGTTTATGCCTCGCCGAACGGCTTGGTGGCGGTCGGTGGTGGCTCGGCGCAGCTGCTGACCAAAGCGATGATTTCCCGCGAACAATGGAAAGCGCTCAAGCCTGAGACCATCCATGCTTACCGCCATGATGGTCGCTACCTGGCGTTCTACGAGGGCGGCTGTTTCGCCTTTACGCCGGGCGAGGGGTTCGAATTCTTCGACGTGAGCGCGGCCGCCGGCTGGTACGACCTGGCCAAGGACCAGCTATGCCTGATTCAGGGAAACGCCATCACTGCCTGGGGCGGGGGTGCCGCCATGACGCTGCGCTGGCGCTCGAAAATACATGAGCTAGCGTCCGGAAGTGGCGGATTTTCCTGCGGTAAGGTCATCGCGCGACAGTACCCGGTCACGCTACGGCTGATCGCGGACGGCGTGACCATGCTGGAGCTACTCGTAGCCAGCCGCGATCTGTTCCGCCTGCCTGCCGGCTATGCGCTATGCCGCGACTGGGAAGTCGAAGTTGAATCCGCGCATGAGGTACAGTCCGTTCAGATCGCATCCTCGCCCAGCGAGATCGTTTAATCGCCTGCCGGGAGGCACCGATGACCCCACGACGCAAGACGTTGCCAGCGCTCTCGCCGAAAGCGCCGGCCGAGCTTCGCCCGCTGTTTGCGGCCATGGCCGAGATCCTCGAAACAGGAGAGGGCGTGCGCGGCGACAAGCTCGATCGCAAGCTGACCCTGCGTGACCTGCTGGATGGAGGCCTGGCAAAGCTGCGAGTGCCCGGCAATCCTGATGGCGGCCTGACGCAGCCTGACGGACCGCAAGACATGACCGTCCCGCCGCGGCCGACCGGCTTCGCTGCTGAAGGCAGTTTCTTTGGCATGATCCATATGACCTGGGAGCGTCCGCAGGAGATTTACAACAACCACGCGTTCACGAACATCTACCGTAGCGAAGAGGACAACTTCGCCACGGCGGAAATAATCGGCCGTGAAGCCGGCATGTTTTACAGCGACGTGGTGCGCAATGATGCGGTGGTCGTCGACAATCCGCTGAACCTGCCGGGTTACTACTACTGGATCACCTTCAGCTCGACCTCGGACATCGAGGGCGCGCCAAACTCGCCGAACGGCACGTTCGCCCAGCCGCTGCCCGATGCCGCCTACCTACTGGGCCAGCTTTCAGGGCAGCTAGGCGAATCCGAGCTTGAGCAGTCGCTACGTGACCGTATTGATCTAATCGACGGAACAAAGCCTGGCTCGGTGAGCGCTCGCATTGCAGAGGAGCGAACGGAGCGAGTGAAGGGCGACCAGGCCACCGCGCAGCTGGTTACAACCCTACAGACGACCGTATCAGGCAACACGGCAAGCATCCAACAGCAGGCTTCCAGCATCAACGGCCTGTCGGCGCAGTACACGCTGAAAACGGACGTCAACGGCTATGTCGCGGGTTTTGGCGCCTATAACGATGGAAAGACGGCCGACTTCGCCGTGCTGGCCGATCGCTTCTGGATCGCCAGGCCGGGTGCCTCGAATTCAGCGGTCAAGCCATTCATGGTGATTGGGGGCAAGGTCTACATCGATAGCGCCTTTATCCGCGAGGCTTCGATTCAGGAAGGGCAGCTCGGACCGATCACCTTCGGCAAGATATTCGATGCAGCCGGCAGGCCCGTCACGACGCTGGCGGGCAAGCTGCGCGCGGACATCCTCGACGTCGATAGCCTGCGGGTTGGCGATGCGAACATCAGCGGGGTCATTCAATCGAGCGCAGTCGACTCATGGGGCCGGCGCCGGTGGATCCTCGACAAGAATGGCGGTCTTACGCTCAACGGTGCGACGGCTTCCGGCCGCATGGAGGTGCGAGAAAACGTCATCAAGGTGTTCGATCAAGCTGGGCGTCTTCGCGTGCAGATTGGAGACCTTTACGCATGACGTCTGGAATCCGGGTCTACGATTCCGGCGGAGCTTTGGTCTTCGACGAAAACTCGCTCTCACTGCGAGTAATAGACATCATCAGGCTCGACTACGGAAAGCGTTCATCGCCACTGACCGTGAGCGCCCCAAAAGCCCGGGCAGGTCATGCTGTCATCGTGCAGGCGCGGGCGCGGTACGCACATAGCGACGCCAGCGGCCACTATGGATACAACCCGCCGGTCGTGAAGCCGTACGACGGCTACATAGTACTCAGCCCGCTCGACTGGCCTTATTCGCAGACCAGTCCAGGTGTAATCGATTGCAGCTGCGACCTGATACTGGTGGAGTTCGGATGAGCTATGGATTCAAGCTGGTAAGCGACAGGGGCTCGGTCATTGTCGACGACCAGCACATCACACTTTCGGTTATCGCTCAGGGGCGCATGAGTTATGCCAATGGGTTGTTCTTCAACTCGAACGGGGGCTATTACGTCTACAACGATCACCTGTACGGCATGCTCATTGCGGCGTCGTTTGCTCAGGTCATCACCTCGATTGAGCCCCCCTTAGTTGTAATGATTCCAGACGGCCCGGAGGGAGCAGTACATTCCTACCAGCCGGTAGGGTCTCCTGGCGCATGGACTGGGTTCGAGATCGCGTTCCGGCACACGTTCAATCTCCCGAGCGGGGGTCGATACGGCTCTATCCCCTACATCAACTGGGCTTACGCCGTGGTGAGGATGGACTTGGTGCCTACCTCTGCTGATCGATGGGGGCTCCGCGTGTTCAACGAGCAAGGCGCGGTGACCTTCGACAGCGGGTCAAGGGCGCTTCGCCTGCTGCAGCACTTTAAGGGATGGCGCACGACTTACTCCGGCTATGGTTACCGCGAGTATGACCTGCCCTGGAGCTTTCCCTTCGACCGCAAGCACGGCCTGCTGGTGTCCAATATGACCGGCTTCCAGGTCTATACGGGCAATTTCAACTTTGCCATGGGCTCTGCTCGCTTCGGGTTCTCTGACGCGGGCCGCATACGCTCGGCAGTCGGCGGTTTAACCAAGCTCGACTCGGATCGCATGGGCAGCCATGGCGGCGACTGGAACGATGGGGTTGGCCGCCTCCTTGAAGATCAGTCGGGCGGGCCACAGGTCTTTGCCGTAAAGCTTATGTAGCGCCGCCGGGATCTTCGTTACACTCACTCTATGTCATTGTCGGGAGACAACGATGCCACAGCCCAACGAGCGGGCGTTTCTTCAGCATGTGCTGAAGGATCACGCTGCCGCCATTCTGTTCTGTGAGGCGCTATTTCGCGTCTCACAAGTTCTTGATGACCTCCTTGACGGCGACAAGCCTGTCACCAGCGACGCGATTTACCGCGCGTTCTGGGAGGCAATGATCGATATCCCATCAAATACTTTCTATCGAGCTCACGAGCCGATGCTGCGTCCGCTTATGGCAGCCGCTCTGCAGGATTGGCGCGACAGCGTGACACTGGAGCGTGACGGCGACGAGCACGGCCGAACGCTGGCCTTCGTGCTGCGCGACCAGCTGACCAGCCTGGTAGTGCAGTGCGCCGGCCTGATTGGCGGCTTTGATTGGATGCAGCGGATCTCTGCCGAAATACGCCGGCATTTCCATGAGGACAAGCTGCGCGATTATCTCAACGAGCTTGGAACAGGAGTGGCGCAATGAGTGGCGGAGGAAGTGAAAGCGACAACACGGTGAAGGACACGCCCGAGCAGCGCTATGCGGCGCAGGTAGCCGCCGAAAAATGGAACTTCGCTCAAGGCAAGCTCGCCCCGCTGGAAGACCAATACATGGCCAACGTCGATGATATGGATTCGGCCGGGCGCATGAGCTACATCCGCGGGCGTACCAACCAGGCTTCAATGGGGAACCTAAGCCAAGGATTGCAGCAGCTAGATGCTCAGCTGGGCCAGGCCGGTATCAATCCGAACAGTGGGCGCTGGCTTGGCACTCAGGCAGATTTTTCCGAGCAGAACGCGCAGCAGGGCGGTGAAACGATGGGGCGAGCCCAGTTCCAGCAGAAGTCTGAGCAGATCAAGGGGATGCAAAACATCGTCGCGATGGGCTCCGGCGAGTCGACACAGTCGCAGGCCGGATTGAGCGATATTGCCGCAACCTCTGCTGCAGATGCGCGCAGCGAGGCGACGAATAATTTCAATCGCCGCAGTGCCAACCTGCAGTTGCTCGGCACCGCCGCAGGTGCCGCGACAAATTACGGAATGAGCCAGTTCGGCAGCAGCGCCGCTCCGGCCGCAGGTGCGACATCCGGCATAGGGCTGTCTGGTTTCGACAACGGTTACGGTCTTAGTAGCAGCTCGGTCAACGGCATGAAGTACGGAGCCTAACGATGGCCATTTATGTGGACGCAAGCACAGCATTCAGCGGCGACCAAGGCGCTTCGCAGCTGCTTGGACAGCTGTATCGAGCGCAGTGGGACGATTGGAAAACCCGCTTCAGCCCCTATATCGACGAGCTGGCGAACCTGGCCAGCGACAAAACCTATGCCGCCGGCCAGGGCGCGAATGCTGCTGCAGCCGTGAATACAAGCTATGCCAACACGGCACAGGCCCTGCAAACGCAGCGTGCCGGTATGGGCATCAATCTGACCGATGCACAAAAGACCGCCGAGCAGCGTCAGCTGTCTCTTGGCCAGGCCGCCGACGGCGCCTCGGCCTACAACGAGGCGAAGGTCTCGGCGCGCGACATGCAGGACCAGATCCTCGCTGGCGGCTTCGGTCTGTCGAATCTTCCAACAACTGGCCAGCAGCAGGGGTAAGCGCTATGTCATACGGATTACTTGGCCTCAAGAATCAGATGCAAGGCGAAGCCGTTCAGGGGCTGCAGGACCTGGATAAGCAGCAACAGCAGAACAGAATGTTCAAGGAGCAGGCCGACCAGCAGCAGAAGGCCCAGCGCAAGCAATCACAAGTCGGCATGGCTGCAACCGGAGCCATGTACGGCGCCTCGGTAGGCGGGCCAGTCGGCGCTGTTGTTGGAGGCGTTATTGGCCTGGCGGCCGGCTCGTTCATGTAACAACGCCTTCGGGCTCACATATTGCCGGGAGGCAACATGGCAGGACTTGATACGCGCGGGGCCTTCGACGGCTTCGTGCAAGGCTTCAACATGATGGACGCCTATAACCACCGGAAGGCGTCCAGCGCACGCGCTGATCAGCAAGTGCAGATGCAGCAGCGCGGGCTCGATATGCGTGAGCAGGAGTTTGCTGCGCAGCAGGATGAGCGCCAAAGCCAGCGGGACCAACAACATATCGCGCATTTCTATACCGGGTGGGCCAGCGGCATCGATGCGCCCATCACGCCCGAGCTCGAAAAGGCATTCGAGCGAAACAAGCTCGCAGATCCGCGCCACCTGTTCCGACCTGAGACCGAGGCAGCTGTGCAGTACGCCGACAAGCTGGCCAAGGGCGAGGGTTCGCTGTTCAGCAAGCAGACCGTCGACGCCATGAACGACTTCTACGCGCCCCGCGTGAACCGCGGCAATGGCGGCAAGAAGCGGCTGGCCGGCATGTACCCCGGGCAAAAGGAAGGCTCGTTCGTTTTCGAGCTGGAAGTTGAGGACGAACAGGGCAACAAGCGGCTGGCGCCGATGACGGTGAATCGGGGCCTGGAAGGCGAGGACGACGAGGTAGCGCAGTACGAGATCGATCAGGCGATCGCCCCGGTAATGGGTGCCAAGTCGATCTACCAGGCGCTCGGCCAGAATCGCGAGAAGATGTTGGGCTATCTGCGCAGCTCCGGCTACCTGCCGAAGGAAGCCGATAAGTGGGAACAGGTCGAGGGCCCCGACGGCGCCATTCTGCAGCGCAACAATCGAACCGGTGAAATGAAGAGCGTCGTTGGCCGCAAATCGATCGGTGCGGGCGGCGCCTATGCGCCGAGCAGCGACGTGAAGACCCTCGAATATCTCAAATCCAACGGCATGAGCGACCAGCAGGCCCGTGACGAACTGGTGCGCCTGAAACGAGGCGGTAGCGACAGCAGCATCAGCGCCGGCGACCGGTACCGGGTGACCTTCCTCACCAACCAGATTAAGGAAATCGATTCGCAGCTCGAAGCCTTTCCGGAGCCCGATGCGGAAGCAGCGTTGCGTCAACAGCGCGAGCAGCTTGTGCAGGCGCGGCAAGGGCTCGCCAGCGATCTGGGCCTTGTCGGCGTTCCTGGTCAGCAGCAAGCCCGGCAGGAGCCCAAGCCTTCAGCGCCGCAGCAGGGGCCGAAGGTGGGTCACGTCGAAGACGGCTACGAGTTCCTTGGTGGCGACCCTGCCAACCCTGAAAACTGGAGTAAGAAGTGATGGCGGGCCCTTGGGAGAAGTACCAGCAGCAATCCGCCATTGAACGGCCTCAGCCAGAGCAGGCCGGGCCATGGGCTAAGTATCAGCCAGCGGAGCCCGTCGAGCCGACCAACGATGCGGCAGCCGAGCGGGGCGGCATCGAAGCCATGGATTACGGCAAGGAGATGGCGGGTGGCGCGTTGGTTGGCACCGGCGCGGTCGTCAGCGGCTTCGGCGACCTGCTGACAACGGCGGGAAATGCTGTTGAGCGAGGCGCTCGTGCGGTATTGCCCGCCGGAGCCGTGGATGCGCTGAAGAGCATTCCGGCACCGAGCGACCTACTGTTTCGTCCGGCAGGTCGCCAGATCGACGCTGCGGGTAAGCAAATTCAGGCCGCTAAGACCGAGGCGGCCAAGCAGACGCTGGAAGCCAGCACGCCACAAGGTGACGTTCTTGACCCGTCCAGCTGGAGCATGGGCGACGATCCTACGCTCGCCGGCTACGGGCTGCATGGTGCGAACCTGGTGGGCCAGTTCGTGCCTCAGGCCGCTGCGCTGGCAATCCCCGGCGGTCAGGCGCGCATGGTAGGAATGGCAGGCATTGGCGGCCTCCAGGCTGGCGGCGCGGCGGGCAACGAAGTCGAGCAGCGCCTTGCAGCCATGCCAGACGCTGACCTGCAGCAGGCTTCGGACCTGTACCGCCAGCTGCGCGCGAACGGCTTGGATGAGGCTGCTGCTCGCGCCCAGGTGTCCGCTACCGCACGCGCAGCCGCGTTTCAGGGGGCGGCTCCGGTGGGTGCAGTTGGCGGTGCCATGACTCATTACGCGCTGGGGCCGCTGCAGCGGCAGATCGGAGGAAGCGCAGGCCGGCGCCTGGCTGGTGGCCTGGCGCTGGATGCTCCGGCTGAAGGTGCGCAAGAGGTGGGCGAGTCCGTGGCGGCTCGCGCTGCGACGAACCAGGCGATCGGTGAGCAGCGCTCCCTGACCGAGGATACCTTCGGCGACGCCCTGCTGGGCGCCATGGGTGGCGCAGGCCATGCGAGCCTTGGCGCAGTGCTCGGCCGCCCGGAGCACGCTGCGCGGCCAGCCGATTCGGCCGCCGAGCCTGATGCCACCTTTGAGGATGCGCCAGAGCCTGCCGCATTGCCGGCGCCAGGGCTGCAGGGCCTCCCCAAGCCCGAGCCGACCTTCTACGCCGACAGCCAGGGCAACATGCAGGACGTCGGCCCGGTACGCAATGTTGACGGCGAAATGCAGCCCGACCAGCAGGGGCGGCAATGGATCAACCCGCGCAACCGTGCCGATCGCTCCGTGGGCGGAGAGGGCATGGAGCGCCAGGTGGCTCGCGGTGAGCCGGCGCCGCTTGAGGGACAGTTCCAGCATGGAAGCCGCCAGCAGGTTGCCGATAGCCAAGCGCAGGAAGGTCTGACCTTGGATGGCGAAACCCTGCAGCCGGCACTGCCTGCGCCCGATGCGTTCGTGGTGGACGGGCAGGGCAATGCCCAGCGTGGCGCCACTAAGCCGCAAATCTTTGACCGGGCTCCCACTGGTGGGCGCGGCATGGATCAGCAGGCGCCGACCGCAATTCGCCGCGACGATGACTTTGAGTACATGGCCCGCAGCAATGGCGAGCCGTTCCAGGCGCACGGCGCAGCGAAGGCCAGCAAGGCTTTCCGCGAGGCTAGGAAGGTAGGCCGTAACCCGACGGTCGCTAAGGTCGATGGCGGCTTCGCCGTACGCGTGCCGGCGGATCCGAAGCGGTACCAGATGCGGCCGATCGATCAGGCAGCCAACCAGGCCGCGACCTCGCCGACCAACGATCTACCTGCGCCGACACCCGCGCAGATTGAGGCCGGAAACTACAAAAAGGGTCGCGTCCGCGTTCAGGGCCTGGATATCTCCATTGAGAATCCGCGGGGTTCCGAGCGGAGCGGTACCGGGCCGGACGGTACGCCATGGCGGCGCACGATGGGCGACCATTACGGCTACATCAAGCGCACCACGGGCGCCGACGGCGAGCAGGTGGACGTCTACGTTGGGCCGCAGCAGGACAGCGATCAGGTATTCGTGGTCGACCAGCTCAATCAGCAGGACGGAAGCTTCGACGAACACAAAGTCATGCTGGGCTATTCCGACCAGGCGACGGCAGTGCAAGCCTACAGTGCCAACTTTGACGAAGGCTGGAAGGTGGGCCCGGTCACCGCCATGCCGGTGACCGAGTTCAAATCATGGCTGAAAGGCGGTGCGCTTTCCAAGCCGCTCGCGCTGCCGAGCCCGGGCGTCAAGCCGCCTCAACCGAAAACGGCTGCCTCTGCGCACCAGGCACCGCCCGATCAGCCCAGGCCAAAGGGCAGTCGGCGAGCCGTTGATCGAGACCGCGATAGCGTAGTGCAAGCAGCCATCAGGCTCGGCGGCATTACCAAACAGTGGAAACAGGACACGACCGGCGACACCAAGGGCAACAAGAACATTCCAGGTGTCGGAGCGCTATGGAGCGACAACACCGGGACCAGCCTGGATGACATGGCATCCCTGCTTGACCAGCACGGCTATGTTCCAGCTGGCGAAATGGACCGAGACGGTGGCGTGAGCTGGCTGCAGGAAGCCTTGCGAGATGAACTGGCTGGCAGAAAGACACACTATGCGCCAGACTCTGTTCGGCAGCTGGAACAGTACGAGCTGGAAATGCTCGAGCGTATCAACGAGCAATTGGCCGTTGAGCGTGAGCAGCTCGAAGCTGAATACGCCCGCATCGAGGCCGAGCACGGCGCCGAGGCTGCGGCACACGCAAGATCCCAAGACGCTGCTTTCGACGAAGACGCTTTAAGGTATGAGGAGTTCATCTCTGATGAGCCAGAAAGAACCGAAACTTTCATTGACGGAAATCCGCTCGATGAGGACGCAGCCGTCCGGCGCGATGACGAGGTACGGGCAGCTGATGCAGCAGAAGCTGGATCTGCTGGACAAGATCGCGGCGCGTCGTTCAGCCTCGAACAGCAAACCGAAGCAGGACTGAAAGAGCAGGCGGAGCGCAATGCTGCCGCCGAGAAGGCTCGTGCCGATCAGGAGCGCGAGACAGAGCAGAAGGCTCAGGCCGACCGCGACCGTAAAGATTTCACCCTGACCGGCTCAGACCGGATATCGGACATTGCCGCCGCGCGCGGGCAGAATGATATGTTCGGTGCCCAGCCGACCACTCCAGCCAGTAAAGCGAAACAACAAGCCACCCAGCTGGCCAAGAAGAAGCCGAGCCCTGCAGAACCAGCCACTGAGCCCAAGCCCGCCAAGGTCGAAGACTTCGGCGAGAAGCTAGGCGGCGCGCGCAAAGATGAGCTGCGCGGCCTGCGGGAGCGCCTGGACAACATGGACGACCAGAGCATTGCGAACAGCAAGCTCAGCGAGCTATGGCCAAAGGGCGAGATTGACCGCATAGAAGACAACTTCCACGCGGCTGCTTACCAGACCGTGCGGGACTTCATCCCCACGAAACCCCGGGCTCCGTACAGGATTGCCGGCTGGGTGAACAAAGTGAAGGCGGCGCGCGAGCTGCTTGCGGAGCTGTCGCGGATGGGCGGCGATTCGACGGTCGCCAAGATGCGAGCATTCAGCCCTTCACTGCGGTCGGTAGCCGACAAGATTGAGCTGCTGATGGGGATTGATCGGGCGCAGTGGGCGCGGATCGGCCGGGTGAGCATGGCAACCGGCAGCTACAGCAAGGACGGGCAGATGGTGCCGGGGTCTTGGGCCGAGGTGGAAATCGACGGCCGAGGCAAGCACTTCTACGGTAAGGGTTCTATTGCTGAGGCAATTAACGATGTCCGCCTGGCGCTGAATCTCAAATCGGCCCCTGAGAAGAAGATGCAGTTCGACGTCTACTCAGACCGAGCGACCGGACAGGTCTTCATCGCCAAAAGCGGCGACCGAGAGACCCGCCGGCTGGCAACCTTCAAGAGCGTGGCAGAGGCCAGGGATCACATCGCCAACGAACATGACAGCTTGGTCGCAGCGTGGGACGCGGTTAAGAACCGAGACAACGTGACCAAGGCGGATATGCGCCGCAGCTTGAACGAGGTTCGCACTGGCACCGATCACCGCGGCGGAGCGGACATCACGCCCGAACAGTTCCTCGAGGCGTTCGGATTCAGAGGCGTCGAGTTCGGTAACTGGGTTGCGCAGGGCGATGGCAGTAAAGGCCGCCAGGGCATGCTCAATGATGCCTATGATGCCTTCATGGATTTGGCTGAGGTGGTGGGCGTACCGCCGAAGGCATTGAGTCTGGAAGGGCGGCTGGGCATCGGCTTCGGTTCTCGCGGGCGAGGCCGGGCCAGTGCCCACTTCGAGCCGGACGCCGTTGTCATCAACCTGACCAAGACGAAAGGGGCTGGCTCGTTGGCGCATGAGTGGTTTCATGCGCTCGACAACTACTTTGCCGGCAAGCGAGAGGCTAGCGAAGCCAAGACGGCGCGCGAGGCGTCGTATATCACCTATCGGCCGGAGCCGGTCCTCGTCAACAAGAAGTACCCGGCGCAAAGCCTGACCCGCGCCAAGCTGGACATGTACCAGGCGAACCATCCGAACGCACCGATGTACGCCGAGGCGAACTGGATGCCCGATCCTGCGCACCCAGAAGGGGTGAGGCCGAAGGTGGAGAAGGCTTTCGCCGAAGTGGTTGCCACGCTCGATCAGTCGCCGATGGCGAAACGCTCGGCCGTTCTGGATAAGGGAGCCGCAGATGGGTACTGGTCGCGCATCATCGAGCGCGGCGCTCGCTCCTTTGAAACCTACGTGATTGCGAAGCTGGCCGATCGCGGCTATCGCAATGATTACCTGGCCAACGTGCGCAGCCTTGAAGAGTTTTCACGTAGCCAGGATCGGTACCCGTACCTGACCCCGGACGAGCAAGGCCCGGTTAACGAAGCCTTCGACAAGCTGTTCTCGACCATCGAAGCCCGCGAAACGGACGAGGGTGTCAGCCTTTACCGGCTGGGTGAAGGCTCTGGAACGAAGGCCGAACATGTCACGGATGCACTATCGGGGGTTTCTGAACTTGCCGGTGTGAAGGTCGTGCAAACGTTCGATGACCTTCCCCTGTCAGCGAGGATCCGAGCCAAGCGTGACGGCATCGCGCCGGATGAGCTGCGCGGGATTTTCAGCAGCGGGGCGACTTATGTTGTCGCCGGCAACCACGCCAGCATTGCCGACGCGGTCTTTACGGCCGTGCACGAAGAGGTTGGCCACCGCGGCATTCATGGCCTGCTAGGCGACCAACTGGACGCGACCATGGAACGGTTGTATGCCAGCCAGGCAGCAACGGCCAAGGGCCGCCAGCGCATCGCGCAAATTCGCCAGGCTTATGCCAAGGTCCTGAAGAAGCTCGATGCTCGCAAGCAGCGCCTGATGATCGCCGAGGAGATGGTTGCGCACTTGATCGAGGATGGAGAGCGGCCTACCGCGCTGCAGCGCGTGCTGTCCAAAGCCCGAGAACTGCTGCGAGCGTTGTTCCCGCAGGTGCCATGGACCTACACCGACATCCTGGCGCTGGGCGAGCAGTCTCGCCGCTGGCTGCGCGACAGTCAGGCCGGGGTTACCGAGGACGAAAGCACCCGATACGCGTTGGCCGGGAAGCGTCAGCACACCTCCGAAGCGTTCAGCGACCTTACCGCCAAGCAGAAGGATGCGCTGAACAAGATCGCGCCACGCACGGCGAAGCAGCAGGCGATCGATTGGTTCCGCCAGCACTCGGATCGTGCGCTACTCAAGATCCGCCAAGGCATTGTCGATCGCTACGCGGCGCTGCGAGAGCTGGACGTGGCCGTGCATGGGGACGATGTCCTGGGCACCGACATCACAAGCAGTGCCTGGGTGCTGGCGCGCATGTCGTCGGCAGCCAGCGGCGCACTGCATGCGATGCTGAACAACGGGCGCATTTACCTGGACCAGCAGCAGAAGGTGATCGACATCCAGGACGGCGATGCGCTCGGCCTGGGCGCGACGCTGGCGCGCCTGGGCTCCGCGGCGGAGATCGAGCGCTTCATGGGCTGGATCGCCGGCAACCGCTCCGCCAAGCTTGCCGCCGAAGGCCGGGAAAACCTGTTCGACGCCGCCGAGATCGATGCGCTGCGCACCCTCAATAGCGGCACGACTCAGCATGGGAAGGCACGCGGCACGCTGTACACCGAGGTGTTCGCCGAGTTTCAGCAATACCGGGACGACGTGCTGGCGATCGCCGAGCAAACGGGCGTTATCACCTCGGAAAGCCGCGCACTCTGGCGCGACGAGTTCTACGTGCCTTTTTACCGGGTGATGGACGAAGACGCTGCAGCCACCGGCCCGATGGCGTCCAAAGGGCTGACCCGCCAGGAGGCTTACAAGAAGCTTAAGGGTGGTAGCCAGAACCTGAACGATCTACTGCAGAACACGCTGCTGAACTTCAACCACTTGCTGCAGGCAAGCCTGAGGAACCAGGCGGCTGCGCAAGCGATCAACAATGCCGAGCAGCTTGGGATTGCTCAGCCAGTGAGCGAAGCGGCGCGGGACAAGAAGGCGAGCACCTTCGTGCTCAAGGCGGGCGTTAAACAGTGGTACAACATCGGCGATCCGTTGGTGTTCGAAGCGCTAAGCTCGCTCAGCGATGCCGGCCTGAACAACGCTGCTGTGCACGCGATGAGTTTCTTCAAGCGCCTGTTTACGAACATGACCACCATCACGCCACAGTTCATCATCGCCAACTTGCTGCGCGACTCGATGTCGGCTACCGCAACATCACCAGTGAGCAAGAACTTCCTGAAGAACATCGCGGTGGGCGGCGCCAATTGGACCGACACCCGTAAGCGGGCGCGCATGCTCGCCAGCGGTGGCGCCTTCAGTTTCGGGCATATCTATAGCAACGATCCGGACGAAGTGAAAGCGCACATCACGCGCAACCTGCGAAGCGCCAAATTGATCGACGGACCGAAGCTGGTACCGCAAGCGTTGAAGGCTGGCTGGGATGCTTGGAACGCCGTAGCCAACACCGCAGAAAATGCGAACCGGGCGGCAATTTTCGAGCAGAACGAGCAGGGCAGCGGAAAACTGGCGGCAGCCTTCGAGGCGCGTGACCTGATGGACTTCTCCATGCATGGCGCCTGGCCGGCGGTTCGCTTTTTGATCCGCGTGGTGCCGTTCCTCAATGCGCGCCTCCAGGGTTTGGACAAACTCTACCGTGCCGGCGTGAAGCCTTCTCTGTTGACCGCGTTCGGCCAGGGCAATGCCTCTGACAAGCAAGCTGCAGCGCGCTTCATGACAGTCGTGGGTGCGCTATCCATGGCGAGCATGGCGCTCATGCTGGTGAACAACGACGACGAGGAATACCGCAAGCTCGAAGAATGGCAGAAGGATACCTACTGGTTCGTCCGCGTAGGTGGCAAGGCCTTCTTCATCCCGAAGCCGTTCGAGGTCGGCGCGATCGCCACTATGGCCGAGCGTCTGTTGCAGCAGGCCATTGACGACAAGGCGACCGGCAAGCTGTTCGCGCAGCGCCTGGGGCACACCCTGACGCAGACCTTTTCCTTTTCGCCGGTACCGCACATGTTCCAGCCGGTGCTTGACGTGTACTCGAACGTGGATGCCTTCACGGGTCGCCCGATCGAGTCGACCGGAATGGACCGCCTAAGCAAGGGGCTGCGCACCCGAGCGACCACCACGGCCCCGGCGCGCGCGGCATCGGCTGTCAGCCGCGTGTTCGGTGATGAGTTCCCGCTTGCTGTATCTCCCATCCAAGCCGACCACCTGATTGCTGGCTACTTGGGCCAGGTCGGCGCGTGGGGAGCAGGTATGGTCGATACGATGTGGCGCGCAGCCAATGGAGAAAGCCAGCCAGCAAAGCACTGGCACGAGTATCAACCGATCCGTCGTTTCTACCGTGATCTGGACACGCCAGCGGCATACACCCGATACAGCACGATCTTCTATGAAGGTCTGCGCGAAGCGGGCAAGGCTTATGCCGACGTGAAGGAGCTACAGGAGCTTGGCCGCATGGAAGAAGCGCGCGGGGTGATCCGCGGGAAGCGCGACGTGCTTGGGCTGCGCAAGCAGCTCAACCAGGTGCAGCGGCGCTTGTCAGCGATCAATGGTCGCATGGATGCGGTGCGTCTGGGCGAGCTTGATGCCGATGCCAAACGGCGCGAACTGGATCGCCTTGTGGTGATCAAGAGTCGTCTGACGGAGATGGCCGGTAAGCGGGTAGAGGATATACGAGCGAAGCGTTGATCAGCGTTTGCGTCTGGGCTGACCGGCATACAAGCCGGTCAGCACCAGGGCACCGAAGAGCAGGGCGGGCACGTTGATCAGCAGACCGATGAGCATTACGAACAATGGAATACCCGCCAGGCTCACGGTCAGCCAGCCACCAGTTGTCTGCCATGGGCGCGGCATCTGCGTCATCACCAGCCCGCCGAGGACAAGGAAGCCGATGATGCCGCCGACGATCTCGGTCGCGTCCATCAGTAGCAGCCGTAGTCGTTGCAGGTCGACTGGTAGTAGTTGCCGTCGGAGTCGGTACCAGAGTTGTAGAGCGTGTCGCCGATTCTGGTGGTGGTCCCGTTCCAGCTATCGCCATCGGCGGAATAGCCGTCGTGATAGGTGGTGTTTCCAACCGTGTTGCTGTTCTGGCTCCAATGCGAGCCATCGGTGCTGTAGCCGTCAAGGTGCGTCGTGTTACCGAACTTCTGGACGTTGTACGTGTTGCCACTGTCATCCGTGCAGCTCTTGAACGATCCGGTACCGAAACATCCGGCGACGGCCGATTGCGCCGCCAATGAAAGCGCGACAATTGCGAGAGTCCTTTTCAT